AAGACGAAGGCATATGTAAGTGGAGATTTCGGATAAACCTAAATACGGTTACACACCCTATACAAAATGGCTATAAGTATCAGTGAGCAATTAGACTTTGCTCACTGATTTTTTTATGGAGAATATTCAAAATGACAGAAGAAGCAAATCAAACCGCTGAAGCACCTGCTGAAGCACCTGCTGGGAGTGCAGTACCAAAAACAGGTCTTAATTTAGAAGACTTAAAAGTTGTTTGTGGTGCTATTGAGATTGGTGCTAACAGAGGAGCTTACAGACCAAACGAATTTAAGGTAATTGGAGAAGTATGGGAAAGAGTTACTGCTTTTATTAAGGCAACAGAACCAAAAGTTGCAGAAGCAGAAGCTAAAGCACAGGAAGGTGAAGTAAATGTTGAGCCTGTAAATGCTGAGCCTGTAGCGGAAGTTACCGAAGATAATACAGGAAGCTAGGAGATATTATGGCTAAATTTATGAAGCACGTTGGACAGGACGGAAAAGGAGGACCAGTAGTAGTGGTATTCCGTGAAGTACCAAATGATCCAGCAAGTGCTTTGGTAGTTAGGACATCTGAATTACCAGAGCTACATCATCAAGATCTTATGAAAGCAGTTGAAAGCCAACAAGGCCAAGATGCTAATGATATTGGTGACTTTTTGCATAGGCAAAAATTTAACGACGGGACTGATATGTTAGCAACAATTCATGCTAAAGGTTGGTTAACTAAAATTCCTTGTAAGCAAGTTTTAATGATTCCAATGCCTGGACAATCAATTAATTTAGAAGACTTGAATAAAGAACTAAAGCAAATTGAAAGAAACAAACTTCCAGGAATTCCTGGAAAACCAGGTGTTGCTACTCGTTCAGGTGATATTGCAAATGATGCAAATCAAGGCGGAAGCCCTGGTGTATTAGATGATACTGCTATTGCCGCTAAACTTCGCAATCAAGCAACAACGTTTGAAGCAGAAGCTAAACGTCTAAGAGCAGAAGCAGAGGAATTAATTCCATCGGGCAGTACTCCAAGTTTATCAACTGTTGATATTGTGAATGAGGTTGCAGAAGCTACTGTAACACCAAAGAAAAGAGGAAGGCCAAAGAAGGCTTCAGTCGAAGTAAACAATTAAGTTAAAGAAGAATATTATGAGTATTCGTAAAAAGGATCGTAGCTTTGAAGAAATGCTACGAGAGATACAGGTAAACGAAGTACCTGTGGAATATATAGATTACATTCGTGTTTTTCTAGATGACGGGTCTCAAATTGTTTTTCGACAAAATGAACTAAGCGGTATTAATGATAGCGGTGATATTTTAGAGAGTAAACAGCTAGAGCAATATTTAGACCGTATTGTTGATTTTGAAGTTATGATGAATTCAGATCTAGTTAAAACAAAAGTAACAAGGTTTGTAGGAGCCTTACTAGCTACACATTTTTCGGAGAAATAATATATGGATTTTGTGTTTATTAATCCAAGTGAAATTGCAACAAGATTTTTTCAAGTGTTTGAAAGATCTCTTACGTTTGGTGTAAAAGTAACAGATGAATTTATTCCTCAATACGAGCCTTCTGAAGTTGGAGACCTTCCTTTGCTTGACTTTGGATTCCAAGGTGCCTTTGATACAATAGCCTGGGATAAGCCAGGAGTTGCATTACAAAAAATGCATAAGTTTAAAAATTTTAATTTAGAAGATTATCAAGATGATGAAGTTCCTGACGGAGTTGTATTACTTGATATGATTTGTCATCAAAGAGTATATGCAGTAACCAGTCAGTGGTTAAGACAAGATGGTAAATGGACTTTACAACGTAATGCTGACGTTAATGATGATAAGCACGGATATAAAGCTCTTGCTATTGAAGAAATAGAGAAAAGGAGATTATATGGCACGGTGCAAACATACATTTATCCTGATAACTCTGTTAAATTTAAACTTCATCCAGTTGACATGGCTTACATCATTAGTAAAGAAATTGTTAACAGACATTGGATTACAATCTATCCATCTTTAGTAGCCAACAGAAATAGGCCCGAAGTTAGTAGTTATTTGTTTAAGGCTTGGATAGATAAAACTTCTATTTAGAGTACATTCTATAACTACCAAATAATAAATCCCAAATAGGAATAAACAATCCATAGTTTTTAAATGGTTCTGCATGATGTACTAGATGCCATTTTCCAGATGTAATTGCTGGATACCAACTAAATTTAGGATTGTGCTCAATGACCTCTTGTAAGAAAGCCGCCCAAAAATAGTAAGCAATGCTAATCCACCATTCACCTGTTATGTAACTAAAAATTAAAGTAGGTATAACTTCTGTAATCCAAAGGTCTAAAGTTGATAACCAGGTGTCATTAAACAGAAAACAATTATTCCAATGCCATTGTGTTCCGCCTGTAGTGTTAATGTATTTGTGATGGTCGTTATGGGCTTTATAAGATACAGGAAACCATCTACGTCCGTGAACATGAATAGTACGATGTATAATATAAAGTAATAGAGTCCATAATAAAAATGTAAGTATCATATGCATCATTGTACTACTATTTATTTGGTTAGACGTTTTTAGCCTTTCCAATAAATAGTAGTATGGACAGGCTTTGGCAAAAAATTGACGATATTCCTAATATACAAGACTTAGTGTTTAGAATTAATAAGTCTTTGTATTTGCATAAAATTAATAAAACAGTAACAATTCAATCACCCGAGTATAAATTTTTTGGAATGATAAAAAAGTTTATAGAAGAAAATCCCCATCCAGTATGGAATGGTTTAACTTTAAAGTCTGGACTAATTTTTGTCTTACCTAAGGATAAAGCACAAGGTCTGCATATTGATGGTTTTAGAGCAGACAGATCAGGAGCATCAGATTATGCATTAAATATTCCAATTCGTAACTGTGGTATTGGTAGTATGGATTGGCATGGAGGAGCACCATATCATATGGAAGTTCAAAAAATAGCAGATGCAACTGTAATGGGAAGAAAAACAAACTCTAACAAATACTTAAAACTTATATGGGAAGGAGAACATAGAGTAATTGATTCTGTAACAATTACAACTCCTCATTTAGTTAGAATTGACGTTCCGCATCAAGCAATAAACTTATGCAAAGAAAATCCTAGAATAATGCTTTCTATTAGGTTTAAACCAGACTTAAAATGGATATAAAATAATATAGTATAGAAGGAGTTAACATGACTATATCTTTAAAACTATCAGATGCGCCAGAAGAAATACCTGTCGCTAACTCTTTACATAGAAGAGCCCCTTTTATGAAAAGTACATTACAACCCCGAGAACCTTACCCTAGTTTAATTAAACTAGAACTAACAGAAACTGATACCGATTTATTAATTAAAGATACCTTACAGGCTTTAGACAATGTAGGTATGTTTGGATATAGACTAAGAGGTAAAAGACCAGATGGGTCATTAAAAAGTGATACTGGTTATTTAGGAATGGGACTAACATATAATCCATTACACATTGACGGAATTGAAACAGATCCACATGAGCAAGTACAAGGAAATCACTTTAAACATATTAAGCAGGAATTTGGTGCAAAGTCAGGAGATGGTCGTGTTAGTCCTTATAGTAGAATGGATCAATCAGAGGCTAGAAGAATTGCAGTAAGGAAAGATACACATTATGATACCTATAGTATGGCTTTCCGTACAGAAGGTAGCAGGTATGGATACTTAGGAACTTTTCTAGATGGATTAAAAAGAAGCATGGTTAGGTCAAGTCTTCGTATAATTTCTTCTCATGGTTCTACACAAGCAATGGGTCAAAAAGGAGCAGAACGTGCAACACAAAGGCCAGGAGTTGCCTGGCACACAGACGAGATGATGTTTAATAATCTAAGAATTAATATTGCTATTAAAACATCTAAAGAGTTTGTACTAGAACAACAAACAAACGTAGGAAAACTAATTCATTTAGAAGCTCCGTATGCATATAGTTGGGACACAGGAATTCCACACCGTGCTTATTGCTCGGAGAAACCTGCAGAACCTTTTTTCCGTACACATATTATGTTAGGTGTTGCTCCTTGGTTTGACTTTAACGAAGAAACAGAGACCTGGACACAAAACGAATTCTACGAGAAAAAGCATCCATGGGATATGTTATGTGACGGAGATATTATTCCTGGTGCAAAATTGGTTAGACAAGATTAAATTATTATATTAAGTAAAGTAACAACGGAGTAACATTTATGGAACAACATTGGGTTGCTTTAGCCACTACCGCTGAAAATAGTATCCTGGCTTGGTCTCAAGAGTTAAATATATTAGAGCAAGCCTGCTCTGGAGAATTTCGTGCTATATGTAGAGTATACGGTGTAACAGGAGAAGAACTTGCACTTCTCAGATCTAACAAACTTGACTATAAATTACAATACATAGATGCTAGAACTACTAAGTTCATTGGCGAAGAAGATAGAGATAACGATACTATAGTTCTTAGCAAAAAACTTCTTGCTAGAGTAATGCTAACAACAGAGCTACATCAAAGATTAGAACACGGATATAAACGTTTCCAAAATCTTGTTCCTTGGCAACAAGAAGCATACTTAATAAAAGAAGAACAAGCCAGACGTGTACTTAAAGGAGATACATCTGATATAGGTTTTATAGAAGATGAAGCACAATTTAGAAATCTCCCTCTAGACTCTGTCGCTAAATTAATTGTAGCAAAAGCAGACAATTTGAAATTTCAAATAAGGAAGCTAGAAAGAATTCGTGTTAAAACCCAAATGGCAATTAATGCTATTTCAACTAAAGAGGATGTTCAAGAACTTCGACAACGGTTAGGCGAAGAAACTTTCTTGAGTATGTTAATGTAATGAAAAATCTATTATACTATATTCCATATAGAATTTTAAATTCTGAAAAAAGTACTAACCTAAGTAACGTACAAAAAGACTTTTTAGGTATGTTTAATACTTGGATTAGTTTAAGCGACAGAACAGGTACACTTGACTTAGGAATACCTGTTTTTAATAATAGTCCAATTCCAGAGAAACAATCACCAGAGAGTTTTGAAAGTTGTTCTGTTAGTAGGATGACTGAAATTATTAAGTCTTTTCAAAACAACAAAGACAAAGAAAAGTTAGTTCTTATGTATTCTGGAGGTATTGATAGTACGTTAATTGCTTGTTTATTAATATCTAGTCCTTACTGGGACGATATCAAAGAACATGTATTGTTGGCTTTTAATGAAGATAGTCAACTTGAAAATCCTAAATTTTTTCATAATGTAATATTAGATAAATTTGGACATTGTTTAATTTCTAGTAATAACTTTTATGATATTGTTACTAATCCTAAATATAGTGTAATTACAGGCGAGTGTGCAGATAACTTATTTGGAAGTTTAACAGTTAAAAGCTATATGGATGCAACAGGAAAGTTTGATTGTTTACATGAAAGTTGGGAAACAGGTTGCTTAGATTGGTTACTAGATAAATCTAACAAAGAGACTAGAGACGAACGTGAGCAAATGTTATATGATTTGGTAAATGCTAGTCCTATTGATATTGCTACTAACCATGAATTCTTATGGTGGATTAACTTCAGTATGAAATGGCAGGCAGTTAAGTATCGTATGGGTATGCATTCTCCTAATAAAGAACAAGCAGAATATATGTGTGAGAATGTTATTAACTTTTTTGATACTATAGATTACCAAGTATGGGCATTATACACAGAAGAACAGAAGTTAGGAGATACTTGGTCTAGTTATAAACTTCCTGCAAAGAAATTAATCAACGAAGTATTTGAAGACGAGAAGTATCTTGTTCATAAAACAAAATGGCCTAGTCTACCAACTATTACACGTTACAATAATGCTTGGGGTTATCTATATGAAGAAGACGGAAAACTAAGTGTTTCCAAATATTGATTTTTTGCTTTTTAATTTATAGTTAATTTTTTTCTTAAACTCTTCTTTAAAAACTCCATCAACTCTAATACTAAAAGCAGAGTATGGACTTGCATCACTTCCATGATAGTTAGCAGTATCAAACCATGCTACTTGGCTTTTAATATAGTGCTTTGTGTTAGTATCTTTATCTTCTACAAAAAATGCTTTCCGGTCCATAAACATATTAATCCAAATAAATTCGTCTGGATCAGTAACTCTATTTAAAGGATTATGATCTCTATGTGTTATACATTGTTGATCTTGATCGTTGTAAAATATTAGAGTTCTGCCAATTTCACTAAAAATATTTTGTTCGTCTACCCAATCCATAAAAAACTTAAAGTTTTCATAAAAGGGTCCTTCTTTGTTATTTTTTGCTAAATGTTTATCTGCATAGTCTTTTGTAATAGGTTGTTTAATAAACATATTATAACCAATACCTTGTGCTTCAGTTATTAGCTTTATAAATGTCAATGCATAACTAGGTTTGCCTGTAGCAAGGTATTCATGTACTTGTTCGTGTCCTGGTGCAGTATTATCTTCTGCAATTCTTTTTAAGGCTGTAGATAACTCCTCTCCTGGGTTTTCTTCTGGCCAGTTTAGTCCGGCGCCTGCTACAGCCGGAAGTACTTGACAGCCTACTTTTAATCCTAACCAAGAGTCAGCAAATGCTTTGCATAGTTTTATTTTTAAATTATTAAGCCCTTCAATATCAATATGTTTGTCTAAGTTAACATAAGGCTTTCCATTAATTTTGTATATCATACAGTTCGAACTTCTCTACAATCTCTTTCATTTCTCTGTTACTAATTCCACCAAACCTATTACCTAATTCGTCTAAGTTCTTCATATCTACTTCTCTGAACATAAGATACTTAACTAAGTCAAGTTCTTGCCTGCTTAATTTTACTCCCTGCTCTTGATAGTCTTCAAATGCTTCACTTGCAATAGGAAACTTTTCTTTTACCATAGAATACATTACTCTGGCATATTCTTGTATTTCCCATTGTGCATGACTATCCATTCTAAGTCTTGCATAATGAAAAAAGTTTTTAAGATCAATTTTCCAATAACATTCTGTATATCCTCCTACTGGAAGAACTTGCCTCGCAGTCTCTCTAGCCAAGTCAAGGTTGTTGGAATGCTCTGCGTAGATTGTATATGCACTAGACCACGACTCGTTAAGATCGTTGCAGATTCTTTGTTTTGTGTTATCGTCGAGTTCTCCTTCTCTACCTTGCTTATTGGTTGAACTTTGAGGTTTGATGTTTTCTGACTCGGGTATATAGACTTCGTCTGTAAGAACCGAGTACCTGGCCGAATATTCATTTAGTGATGCCGTCCTATGTCTAACTAATTGTCTCATTACAAAGATAGGCAATTTGATATGAAACTTTACCTCGCACATTTCGAATGGCGTAGTATGTTCGTGACGCATTAGATAACGTATTAAGTTTTTATCAGTACTTGCTTTCTTAGTACCTTCGCCATAACTTACTCTAGCGGCTTGTACTATTGAGTTGTCTGTGCCCATACAGTCTACTAAACCAACAAATCCTTTATCTAATACTTCAACGTAATTCGGGTCATTCTTAAAATCTATCTCCGAACGTAATGTCATGTTGTTTCCTTTACTTCTAACTGTCTTTCTATTATAGCATTTTTTCTGTTACCCCACAACCTTTTTATTTCCGACCAAGGCGCAAATGGTAACATTATAATTAAACATGGATCAAATTCGTGCCATCTTCCGCTTACACTTGCTCCAAAGTCAAAACTACTTGCTTCTCTGTGATGATTGTTATGCCAGCCACTTCCCCAATGGAAGTATCCTATAGGCCAACAGTTTGTACTACAATCTTTATTATTAAAATTCTGATATCCAGCGGCTGGAACATGCCCAAATGTATTAACCATGCCATCCATATGTAAACTAGACAATGAGCCTACAATCCAAAACCAAAATGTAAACTGCCAACCAAATAACAATAAGCTGGCAAGTAATGTTCCGTAGATAATCTTATTGTAGTGATTATGTAACCATACAATTTTCTTATCTCTTAACAAATCAACAGCATAGCGAAAACTTACACTATCTTGTTTAATTTCAAATTGCCAACCCATGTAACTATGCCACCATCCGTTTTCAACTGGAGTATGTATATCCTTACCTGGCTGATCACTAACTTTATGATGGTGTCCTCTATGTAAAGATGCCCACCATAACGGACTGCCTTCACCTACCATAACTGCTAACCAATACAAGAATGGTTTCATCCACTCACGTGGCTTCCAAGACTTATGGCTTAACAGCCTGTGTAGTGTTAGGTTATTCCCAATACCATCTAATGTAATCCATCCGCATACTGCGGCACCTAAGTACCACCATTGCCAATCTGTTACTGCAAGATACGGAATCAATATTAAAGCAAGTAAATGGTATGGTAACCAAATTGCTAAAATAAATGGTATCTGATTTGTCTTTTTATATAGGTCTATTTGCCCTTGTATCCAAGCTCTAACTGTCATTAATTCTCCTATTTCTTCTAATTGCTTTTCCGCCTTTTGATGGGGCTTCTGTGTCTGATCTTCGTAGTATATATCTTCTAAAGTTCATATTATGAGGATGTAGTGTTCTTCCTAGCAATTCGTTAACTAAGCTATAGTGTGTTAATGTTTTTGCTGGAATTGTCATTTCAACAAATGTATAATATCTTTCTCTTAAAAATAACATAATACGGCTATACGGATCTTCTCTGTCTTCTGGGTAAGTTAAAAAGAATTCATTTAATCCTATTGCTTCATGTATATTACATAGTTCTGTTACAATTTCTCTAAACATTGGAACAAATTTTATTCCCATAGAAGGAGATAAAATCCAAGCAAAACACCAACTAGGAGAATGAGGTAAGCGTCTTACTCCTACTGCTGAAATTAGTTCATCATTTTTATATACTCCCCAACAAGCTCGCTGACTAAAGTTTTTAAACTTCTCAGGATCTAACATAAACATTCTAAAAAACTTTTCTCTTTCTTTAACCTGATCAATATCAAATCCTACTCTAAAGTCTGGATATTTACTAGGATCTACTCCGTCATAGATGCTATCAGCAAGTTCTAAAACTTGTTGTAAGTCATTGTGATTAAACTGTTTTAATTGATATGCTGACATACTGTTTCAATTCCTTGTTCTAGATTGTGCTTTAATAGTTTTGTTGGTATAGTATACTCTACTGGATTATAACTATCTAAAGAAGGATGTCTGTTTTCTTCTACATAATCCCATAAATGCATATAATTTTCCATGCCATGAAACTTAGGTCTCATTCTAAATTTAAATCCTGCTTCTGAATAAATCCTCATTTTACTACTAGTCCAACCATACTTGTATTCAAAATTATCATTTATTAATAAACTTGCTGTTGGTATATTTAAAAAGGCTAGCATTGCTTCTGGTGTGTATGTGTAGAAGTTATTTAATGCTACCTGGCCTGTCTTATCTGAAAATCTTCTCCATACACCGTCCTGATCTTCTTTCTTTAAAAATACCCAGTTCCACGTTGTCTCCCCTGTGTCATAGTTTACTGTTGGTTTCTTTTCTAATTCTACTTCATCTACTGACAGCATTGGATCTTTAAAATCTTCTACTACCTTCATTAATATTTGCTGATAAAAAGTATAAGATTGATATTTTTCTGCAATATCTAAATACTCTCCACTTAAACAAAACTCCTCCGGATCAAACTCAATGACATGGACTTTTTCATTAAACTCAGATTTCATCATTTCCATCATTGGACCTATATCATACATATTTGATTCATCTTTAAACTTGATGGTTGCTAGTTTTGGCTTAATACCTGCAGAACGAAAACTACGAAAAGCAATCTCACTATCTAGACCACCACTCATAAAAAGTGTTAAGTCTGGATACTTGTCAATTATCATTTGAGCAATTCTACGCCATTCAATTTTTGCACTAAATGTAGATCTACTACAACCTCCAATAGACATACTTGTTATATCAGACTCGCTGGTTCTCCAGAGAGATTCTCTGTCGTCATTATACCAGTATGCCAAATGGTTATTATGTGTATTCATCAAAATTTAATTCCATTTGCTTGCCAATACCTTCAAAGTCTTCTCCGTTTACAATATAATCTAAAGAATTAATTTCTTGGTCTTGTTTTGCAACTCTATACTCAAGTGCTTTTATTCTTGTCCATAATTCATTAATAAGATCTGAAGATACATATGTAAATCCATTTGAATGATTTATAAAGTGACTCCAATCCCTCTCACTGGTACTCATTTTCAATTCTCCCTATATCCTGTTTAATTTCTTTTAACTCTGCTTTTGCAGGTTTAATAACAGCCCATTGTTTAGTTGAATGGACAGTTATTGGATTCTCAATAGGAATACAATCAGTCCACCAGTCGCTCCATACACCGCTAAAACTAGAAGGTTTTTCACCTTTTGCATATGCTTGAGAAATAACTTCCCATATCAATTTATTATATTCATTAAAGGTTAATATCATTCCTTTTTTATTATTTTCTTTGGCCCATTCTAAATTTGTAGCTAATAGATACTTTGTTATATTATGATTAGCTCTATAGTCTTTATCCATCCATAAACGATTTCCTCCACTAGCATAACTTGTATCTAAACTAGAGTCTTCTACTGCACTAATGCCTACAATTGATCCGGAAACTAAATCATATAGAAGATCAATTTGTCCATTATCCTTAGTCCATCGTCTATGCTCGTTTCTCTCTTTTTCTATTAGATATAAAAGCCCAGAAGGTTCTGAGTCATCCATATTAGATATAACATGAGATTTTGTTTCATCTTTAGTCATTCTTTGTAGAAATGTATTATATGCAGATTTATGTTTTAAAAAGTTTTCTGCATTTGTAGACTGTATCTCTAAGTTTTGCATACTAGTATGTACCTGTTAATCTATGTCGTTGCTATCCAAGCTCATTAGTAAGTGCCAACGTTTCTCGTTACCACAGTTTATTGCGGTATGTAATTCTCTTGTATCTACTTTAAATACTCCCCCATTAGCAGGTATCTCTACTAATTCTGGAGGATCAACAAATAAAAATCTAGCCTGTTTATTTGTATATGTTGCTATATGTAATCTTTGGTGAGGGTCTCTGTGCATACTATAACAAGTGCGAGGTTCCATAATCATTATTCTTGTACGATATACTTTCCACGGAAATTCATCAAAAAACTTTTCCCAATATGTTCCAATTAAATCTGGACGTAGCTTATCCCATTGATGTTCGTTATCCCCTAAGTATGTTCCTGTTCCTTCAGCAAAATCTCCAACTCCACCTGACTGTAATGCTGTTTGTGATCTAAAATCACCAAGCTCTTTATCCCATGCTAACTTCTTGCATTCCTCATGTAAACGTTCTACATCATCAATAACATAAGGCCTGTTATTATGTCGCATACGATATTTCTTACTCATTTATACCTCCCCTATAACCATAAATCTATTACACTTCTCTAAATTTAATTCTCCTTGATAATATATCTTGGATACTCCGCACTCCTCAACAAACTCGTCTAAATGAGAAAAACAATTAACATGGTCAGGAACATCAAACATATTGTTTCCTTGTAATACAACTCTAGTTCCTTTAGGAAGGGTCTCAACCCAACCTCCGTGGTCATGAAAGTGTTCTGTTATTGTATCAATTATAATAAAATCTTTCATTTCAGTAAAGTCCATAGATCTAATATCTTTGTTTGAAACTTGATAACGTTCTGTTGATACTCCTGCCATTGACATCTCATTACCGTCAACATCTGTTATATCTGGTGCCTGTACATTTAATATACAGGACGGATCATTAACAGTTTTATCAATATCTACATTAAGAACTTTTCCAAATTCTTGTTTACGACAACCTGCTAAGAAAGGTAGTATTCCAAGCCAACCTCCAACAATAATTGTAGTAGTTTCTTCTGTAATCCAATTCATTTTTTCTAGTTCATCTAGCAACCAAACTTTACTTTTAATTTGATTTCTGCTTAGTGCATCATGCCAGTTTAATTTTGGACTATGTGTTATTGCTTTAGCCATACGTTTAAGTTCTGGTTGCAACTCAGGAAAATAATTTATACTTGCATTATCCGCAAGTACTTCAATGTTATCGTCAACTAAGTTTTCTAATAGAGTTGTTCTGCCTACTAGTAATCTTGCAAAGTAACATACCTCATAGATATTTCCTTCTTTTGCTTCTGCTAGTTTGTTCGCTCCCCATGCTATATTTTCTAATGCATCAGTTCCGTTTTCTTTTATCCAACCTGCTGTAGCCCATACTGGCTGAGCAATATCTTCTACTACTTGGCATCCTTTCCAAATTGTATTAATTACTTCATTAGGTGCAGATGCAAACTTAATATTAGTATCTTCTCTATGATACATTCCAAGTGCTAGTGCTAGTCTTAACTGGTTCCATCTTGTTTTTTCTTTAGCAGGCTCAACACATGCTACTAAATCCTGAAAGTTTAAAAAGTTTTCAATTCCAACATTGTAAAATAAATGTTCTAGATCGTCATCTGATCCTGTTTCTAAATTTCTTCTGAGCCAATGTAAGCTACTACGAAACCCAATAAACTCTTCCATAAAATATAAAAAGGCTATTCTATTTTTTCTAATAGTATCTTCTTTACTTCCTGGTACTAGTCTAGCATTTTTCTTTTGTTTTTCTTCTTGTAGCCTTGCCATTATTTCCACCATCCAAATAGTTTTAAGTTAGTTCTCCAATGTACGTCATCATACGTTAAAGGTTTTTCAGGATGTAGTTGTAGCTGTTTAAAAAGAAAACTAGAACTTTCATCTAGTACTGGTATGTTAAATCCATAAACTTCGTTTACTGCATCTTGTAGTTCTTTCATACCTCTTTCTGTTATTGTTTCAAAGCTCTTAAAGTATTCGTTGAACCATTCGTAATCTCTAATTAATGTATAGTCAAAATTGTTAAAGTATAACTGTCTGATAGCAGTACGAGCACCTATAATACTCCAGATGCCGTTTTTAACATCAGATCCAACTGTTAGCCATGTTAGTAGTCTTTGATAGTTTGCGGCATGCATTATTTCTTTAATATTATCTTTATCAATTACTTTTCCAGCTTCGGTTGAAAGTTTAACTCCTTCTCTAAAACCTACACGGAAAGCCTGATACGGAGATGCATTAGTATAAACAGTTGAATAGCAACCAGGAAGTTCTTTATATTGAGATTCGTCCCAACAAAAATCAACTTCATCTCTTTCAGTATTTGATGCTTCGTGACTCTTCATTGACATCAAATGCTCTGTGTTCCAAAGTTTTAGGCCACCATTTCCGTACATTAAGCCGTTTGTATATTGCCGTCCACCCCAAGTATAAGACATAAATCCTATACCTTTAGGAAGGCGTAGTTCAAAGAAAGAAGAATCAACTATACTATCTGCATCAACAGTAATTACATAACCAGCATTAGGAAAAGCCTTTGCGGCGGCTTTATGACAAGCATCAAATCCTTTAACTCCGTGTACACGTTGTATTTCTTGATGAGGTGTTGTTAATTGTAATGTCTTCCAATTTTCATCAGCATTTGGTTCGTCAAAACTTAAAAACACAATAGGAATATCTCTAACAGTCCTAGCACTATGTTTTACATTTCCAGCAAGTATTTTTGCTTTGTCGTCTTTTGATAATTTAAACATTGACATTATCAAATTCCTTTTCTAACCATTCCCAATTATTAATTAGATTCATCTTCTCACTATTAGCATATTTCAAACCATGTTTGATTCCAGCTTTTGCTCCTTTAATAACCCACTCTGCATTTAGTCCTTCTGATACAGTTGACCATACATGATATCTTACAGATGCTTCAAAAATCTCATCAAAGTAGTTATGTGTTAGTAAACTTTCTCTATATTTCTCAATTATAATACTTCTTTTTCCTCCTCTATATGATGACTTAGATTTTCTATCCCAATCTTGTTTTTGTATATGCTCTTCTAACTTAATAAATTCTTGTTCTCTTTGTTCTTCTCTTCTTTTAATTGCTCCAAAAACTGAGCCTAATGATGCTAACTTTGCACACTCTCTAAATGCTCCTATAAACGCACTATCAGGAGTTGCGTTAAATCTTGTTTCGCAACTTACTTTAGTTTTAGCAATAGTAGATGCTCCTATCGTTGTAGATAAATCAATATGCCAAGGACGGCCTTCTAAGAATGGCTTCTTAGGAAACAACTTAACTCCGCCATAACCATACTCTAGTCCGTTAACTGGGTTAACACTATTCCATACAATTACACATTCGTTTTCTGGATGATCCCAATACATTTCATCTGGATCTGGAACAAAGTCAAAATCAAAATCATCAACAATCCAAGCATCAGCATCAACTACATAAAAATTATCTGTTGTTGATTGCTCTGCACAAGTTTTGTGGACTTCATAAATTCCTTTAACATCTCTTACTTCTTTAATATTTGGAACAAACTGTGTTAGTCTTTGATAGTTTTCTTCTGCATTCCATTCACCTTGAGAAATAAAAAATACGTCTAACATTCTATTACCCTACTATTAACTGATCGACATCAGCTTCTCTAACTAATGGTGCTAGTCTAATAGGATTAAAGTAACTGGCTTTGTAGAACTTACTTGCTTCTTCATTTAATGTAGATATCTCTAAACCCATATCTTGTTTTAATACTCTTCCTAATTTTTCTATTTCATTGTATAACTTTTTTGTATTCCAAGAGTAGTCACTTGTTATACAATGCTCATCTGTTCCGTAAAACTTTGGAGCAACTTCCTCATGCCAATATTTATTGTGCCATTCAAAGTCACGTACAAGTGTAAAATCAAACTCGTTCCTTTTTATATTTGTCATATAGCAACCTAAACGAGCACCGTATATTGCCCACATACCATTGTCTATATCAGAGCCTACACTCATCCATATTAATAGTCTTCTATGATTTTTATAATTATTTTTTTCTGCTACTTGACGCCAATCCATAGGCTGGCCGTTGTGTAATGCTAACTTAACTCCTTCTCTAAATCCTGCTCTGTATGCTTGGTAAGGAGTCTTGTTATTATATACATCACTATAAATGTTGTTTAATTGATGGTAATGTATATCCCAACAGAAGTCAACAGCGCCTGCTCCGCTATCTACTTCTTCGTGTGTTCTCATTTGTTCTACTACTTTTACTGGCCAGAGTTTAATTCCGCCATTACCATATACTAGCCCATTAATCACATTTTTACCAGACCAGCTTAATACATCAGCCTCGTGGAATTTCTCTATATCTAATTCAAGTTCAAAGAAGTCTTCTCTTACTTTATTATCTGCATCAATACCAATAAAACGTTCTGTTTCTGATAGTTTGGCGGCGGCTTTATGGCAAGCATCTGATCCAAATACTCCATGACTTCTTTTTGCCCAAGGACATATTGACTGTAGGTGAGCCCAATTTTCATCAGCATTTGGTTCATCGTAACTAATAAAAACTACATCATATTCACTTATAGGTACGGTCATGCTTCAACTCCAACATCTAGATTGTTTGCTTTATATAACAGGTTTACTGGAGTATTGTCTGGCCAATTAGCAATCTCAAAAGGAGTATTTTGCCTTAACATTAATGCTGGAAGTTCTACCCAAGCAACAAAATAATCAGGGTCATCACCTTTAATAAGAGCACCTTTTATGTTTCCTGGTATATCGTCTATAGGACACCCAGGGGTATAATGGCTTTGTGCCCATAAAGTATTGTCTTTTGTATATAATGTAATATGCGTTCCTGGGCCTGAATGAGAGATTATTGTCTGCATCTCAGATGTTCCATTAAAAGTGTAATACTTTTCTGCTCTTACAAATGTTACTCCTTTAGATATTTTTGAAAAGTTTAAACGTATATTTTTGTCTTTATGAATTATATCATCAATTACTAATGGATCAATTAAATCCCACAAAGAGAACTCTGAGTATCCTTTTTCTAATAAAGGCTGTAGTTTGATGTCAATGTTTCCTAATAGTATATGAGGATCTGTACTATCTGTTATATAAATTTTAAGAGGCTCTAGTTGTTTGTTTTCTATTGCACGGGTTGTCCAAACTCTATTTGGCTCTAATCTTATAATGCCCTTGTTAGGAAATAATACAAATTTTAATTCAGGGTTTTCACTTTTTTCGTATAATGATGTACTATGCCATTCATTATAATTTTCATTAACTTTATATTCAGATATAGTACGCCTGTCTACTAAATCTAATACTCCAATTTTTTCGTTTATTGTAACAATATAGTTACTTTGGCTGTCTGTTCCAGACAATATATTTTGTATTTTAGAATACGATACACTTAAACTACTAGGATTATCAGTTTGCACTCCCGGAGATATTTTAGTAATATTACCTTTATCGTTGTATTCAACTGACCAAAATTCTTGTTTAGCTTTTTTTCTTTTTCTAATTGAAAATTTAATATCAGCCATTGTATACATACTCTAATGTTTTTTTAGAATTGTCTAACCATACAGGAAATAACTGTATATGGTTTTCTAGTTTAAAATTTCCGTTTGACGGATAATAAGAGATCCAGTCATGCCATGTGTTTGTTGCATACATTACTGGATCTGTTTCTAAATCTCTAATACTTAAATCAACTAAAGGAAAACTGTTTAAAGACTTCCAAGAAGGAAACAGAGAAGCCATTGCACTTAACCAATGTTGGAGTCCTGATTTTTCTGGCAAGTAATCTACCCATAGTTCTTCTTCTTTAAAATTTGCTACTAGCATAAAAGATTCAACGGCGCTCATTGAGTCTCCTATTAGCATAATATAAGGAACACTTGTTTGATTGTTTTCCTCTTGCACTTTTCTTTTTAAAAGTTTCTTCTTAGGAATTTCTAGTAGTCTGTGATCTACAATTTTTCCTGGAACAATATTTTCTTTCTTTTCTTTAGCAAGTTCCAATACTTTAAACGATAATGGTCGAGGAGCAAGTCCTGCTTCGCATAATATATCTCCATCTTCTAAAGGAACTCTAGACAACTCTAGCAACTGTCCAATTGGGCCATCTTCTAATAGCTCTACATATACTGTTTCAATATCACTATTAATTGTAAGTATATCTTCTTTAGTTACATTATAAAGTTCTATGTCTTTTCCAAATACATAACACCTCATGTCATACACCTCATAATACTTCTATAGTTTCGTAATATGCTTAACTTGTTCATCATATGTATATCTTCTCCAGTAATTCTTACTGCAATATTTTTATATTCCTCGGGCAAGTTACTAAGCATAATCCAATCGTTTGCCCCTTTAACTTCTATAATATCATCACGTTGATCTTGATAACGCATGTGTAAAGGTATACGTCCTACAAACCCTCCGTCTTGCATTCCGTCACACAAATGAGATGCAATAGAAGCGGCGTAATCAGTACGATATAGACTTCCAGGAAACTTATATAAAAATCTATAATACTCCCAGTGATCCTTTACATGAGCCCATACATTGAAAAAATGTTCTGCTTCTTCTGATTTTCTCCAATAAACTACTGTTGACCACCACATTCTAATACCTGCATAATGTAACCATCTTTCAGTAGTATAAGGTTCTTCGCAACGTAAATTCATTGCGTCTCTGTGCATTGCAACATTACTTTGCCCGCCAAAAAGCATTTCTAGGTTATTACTACCAACTAGATAATCTGTATCAATTAATATAGTCTCGTCAAAAGGAGTTAGGTTATAAATGTCGTGTTTATTTGTATTTGTAAATTGGGCATTAAAACTTTTATATGCACCGTCCTGATGTATTCTAATATTAGTTTCATATTCAGGATCAGTCATAATAACTTCGTCCCAAGTTTTTTCTATTAGCTTTCTTTGAGATTGCTTTTTACTAAATTCTTTAATACTACGTTCATTAGTTACTAAAACTACAGGTATGTCTGGCATATACTTTTTTAAAGCAGAACTTGCAACTGTGGCTAGTTTCATGTAGTCTATTTGCTCGTTATTATAAGCAAACATCATAAAGCCTTTTGTCATTTTGCTCCTACAACTGTTTTTGTAGCCCTAGCTTTTTTTAATTTTTGTTGTTCGTTATATTTTAGTTCTAATGCTTTATTATAGGTTTCTAACAGATTTTTTAAAAAATCTTTACTTTTTTCAATAGAACTAACATTACCAATAGAATCTTCAATGTATAGTACTTGCTTTGGATTTGCACTTACTTGAGAAGATACATAGCCAATTAGACTTTGAGTGACTTTAAAAATACTATTGTTATAGTTTAACAGTAACATTGTTTCAACACGAGCGTCAATATTTTTTCTTTGTGTTTGTAATGTTAGTCTATAGTTGGCAAACGCCAAAGCGTCAGTTAACCTATTATCCATGGCAATATCCTAGTTATATATGCAGTTATTTATTTAAGGAATATGTGGTGGTTAAACCGTTAAATTTGTGTCCAAGGACTTGGATTTGATACTACTGGTTGTGGAATATCCAATGTTACAGTATTTTCTGTAACACTACTAGGGTGAACCATACTAGCTGTTAGAGATAAATCTCCGCTAGTTGTTAATGTTGTAGCAGAGCCATCTAATACAACTCTTAAATTAAGATATCTATTATTATCTCCGTATACTCTTCCGTAGACTTTAACTCTTATATTAGAGTATCCGCCATAGCCTCCATAACCGCCATAGCCTCCATAACCGCCATAGCCTCCGCCACCGCCGCCTGCTGGACTAGTATAAAGTAGTTTGTCTGTTATATTAAGTTCGCTAAATCCAATATCTTGTGTAACTCCAACATTGTTTAAACTTTGAGTTGTTTCTACATTAAGTTTAATAGTACCCATAGCTATAAACAGATCTCTCCAAGCAGAGTATCCTGTACCGGTTCCATTACTATATGCTAGTTCTAATCGTAAGTCTCCACCAGCATTAAAGAAGTGCCTAGCACTCTCATAGTATTCTGGATCAGTACCAAATAGATAATCTAATTGTATTTCAAATTGGTTGGTCCAACTTGTAGAAGAATTATAAGTGTTTAATGTTGATAATTGTGTAAGATTTGGATCTACGTCATTGCGTTTAATTCTTGCTAGTTCTAGTAAATCATGAGCAGTATTAAAGAAATCTGCTGTAATCTTTCCGCCTCTAGAGGTTACAACTAGCTCGTCATCTGAAGCATCTGTTCTATATGTACTAATATTAATTCTGTTAACAAGCTCGTTTGCATATGAAGATGTAACCTTATCTCCTCTTGCTACAGTTGGTACTTCTGTTCCACCCCAACCCCAACGAATGTCGTCTTGAACTGTGGCATCGTCTGTATTTGACGGTCCTTCGTTTGCATGTGTATCTGCAAATAGCTCATTTACCTGACCCGAAAGATTATTAAAATAATCTTTTGTAATCTTATCGCCGCGGCTCTTTGGGTGTGCAGACATTATCTGACTCCTACTGTTGCCTCAATTAATCCAATACCTTCGCCATTGTAGTCTTGTAAACTACGACCTATGATACTAAAAAGAGGATCATTCTCGGTTGCTTTCCTTGCAACACCTGGTGTTTCACTTGCTACTAATCTATCGCCTTTTCCAATAGGTCCTGAAACTTTAGTAGGAATACGTCCTGCTACTGCGATAGGCATTGCATGTTTCTCTCTTTGTTTTCTTGCATTTAACAAGTATGCTGGCCTTGTTGATACTACACCAAATATGCTTGGATCTCCGTCAAACATAGTACTAGTTACTTCGTTAACACCACCTAGTGCAACCAATGTACCTGGCTCGTATGTTGCATCACCAACATAAATTTCTGCAACGTCAGCAAATTCTGCTTCAACTGCTACGCCTCTAATTTTAAAATCGCTACTTGAATTTAAGTTTAATCCTTTTCCAATTATACCAGTTTGGTTATAATCACCAGTTCCTAAATTCTGGTCTGTGCCTGTTGAATCACCGCCACAAAATGATTGTAAATTTTCACTTGAGTGCGGAACATAATCTGCGTCACTACTTAAGATAGCAACAAGTATGCCATTAACTTTAAGTTTGATTGCCGGATGTATATTTAAGTTTGGAGTTGCGGAGTTAAAGTTTGAATCTTTAATTGTCTCATTTATAATTACACCTGTTTCTAATCCAGGTACACCAAAAACATTGTTTAGTTGTATAAATGCAGATCCGTCCCACATAAACACGCCTTGATTAGCAGTATCAAACCACATATCGCCTTTAGCTCTTTTAACTAAAGAAGGCTGGTCTCCAACAAATAAATGCCCTACTGGCTTCCAAACACCTCCGCCTTGGTATACGTTTATTTGTTTTGGTTCCCCTACTACATCGGTATTTCTATACCAAATTTGACCAACAATAGGGTTGGTTGGTTCGTCATTATTATTGAAATTTTCTAATAATTTGACAAAGTTTTCAGCAATTAATTCGCCGTATCCTAGATAGTTTTTTCCTAAAAGATTTAGTCCATAGGTTGTATCGATTTCACCTTCCTGGATATTTAGGAGAATTGTGCCATCTGTTTTGTTTACTTCATATGCCATAGTTTATATCCTTTACCTATTATTTAGTACAATTAAGCTCTTATTCTAAGTGTGTAAATAATTTGTATTCTTTGTTCTGCGGTTTTCGTAACCGGATGAAACCTATAATGCGTTAATAATCTTCCACTATCTAAGCCTGTTATTCCTCTGCTTTTCAAGCCAATCTCGTCAAAAATCATTTCTCCTCCACTTGCTAATCCTGCATCATATGTTGCATCAGTTAGATTGGTTATATATCCGCCTGTTTGCGATGAAGCATCTGGATCTGCATAGTCAAGTGTAGTTGTAACAACTAAATCAGTAAATTGTGATCCTTTAATATGACTAGTTTCAACTTTATTATCGCTTGGTAAAACGTTACCAAAATCTAAAGAGTCTACTAATCTATAATATAAAGGATGATATAGTCCTGCATTTTCACCAAGTATATTTGCTGGCTTATAGGTAATTACACCTGTGTTAATAGTAGTAGCACCATCACCAAAATGTATTTCGCTAACAATACTGTTACCACTGCTCATTACTTCTGCTAAGGTTTGACTCATGTTTTCTTTGTGAACTGAGTTTTTACCTTCACGGATTACACGATTTGTATCTAAATCTACAATTTTTACAAATCCTTCTATGCCTGCATTTATATCTTGAATATGTGTCATTATTAATATTTAGCCTGTTTATTATAACCCGTTATATCAGCCACCGCCAATGCCTGGGAGGATCTCTGATTCTCCGTCTGGGTTAGCATCTGTTAATGTTTGCTGAGATATATCTGGGTTTAAGAAATTAATTATATTTCCGTCTTCGTCAGTAAGTGTAGCAAATGTTCCTGGACCATCTCCTTCGGAGTCTACACTAAGCTGAAACTCTTCTGATTCAATAGTCATTGATATGGTTTCTGTAATACCAACATCTATTGTATCAAAGTTTGATAATTTATTGTTAAAGTTAGCAACTTTAGTATGGTAAGGTTTTACTTCTTCAACATATGTTGCTACTTGTTCTGCAAGTTTATCATAAAATAAAGAGACACCTCTTAGGTCATCTGATGATGTTTTAGAAATATCTAAGTAGGTTGTTTTAATTGCCCAGTTTGAATTTGGAATTTGATTCAACGATTCTTTTAACATATCAAAAAAGAACAAGTTAAAAAATCCAACATCTTCAGTAATTAATAAATCTTCTCTTAGTGCGATTAATAAACTTTCTAATACTTCACTACCATCTTCATCCCACGGAAACTTATCCCACCTTGCGGTATCCCATGCGTCTCCTAAAGAACCGTCCCATACTGTATCTAGAAACTGTATAGTTCCATCACGTTGGAAAACCAACTCAATATCTAATCCATTTTTATTAAAGGATCTTTCTAACTCACCGTTGCTATCTAGTAGTCCAAATATAGTAATATCATCGGCTAATGTTGTTATTTCAGATAGATCGCTTACAAGTGCTTGTTCACTTCCTGTTACATATCCTGTTCCTAAATAATCAACAAACTCCCAGTAAGGAGTAAGGTCTTTTATATAAGGACCAAATAAAGGTTGGTATGTTAATAGGTGTGCATCATAAGTTGGCTTTGCTACAGCATTTACTTGTAACAAATATTTATTTGCTGAGTAGACTAAATTACGTCTTGCTTCTTTTATATCCTTATACCAAGTTTGTGGTAAAGGAACATATTGGTTTCCATATCTGCGTAGAGGATGAAGTCTAGTATCCGGAACACGCCTTCTTGCTGGAATTACTGCCGAGTATTCTCCGTTTAGCCCGCCGGCATCTTGTACGGCTGTTGCTCCACTAACTACCATATTCCAATCTTGAAGTGCATCTGTTACAAAGTCATTAGTTGATGTATAACCATTTTGATTTGTAATAAGCATAGGTCTATGTAGTTTTCTTTTTGTTTCAATTCTAGGATCTGTTGATAACGCAAACACATTTCCTAAAGAGTCTACTAGATTTCCTGTTGTGTCATCAGTTTGATAAATTGGTCTTAGTACTGACTCAACTTCTTCTCTCATCTCATTTAGGTATTTTACAATAGGTAGATCATTATCATTGTAATTGTTAACTACTACCATTTGAGAATATGCATAGTTTATAACAATATCACCTTCGTTATAAGTTGTATTTGGTTCCCATGATTTTAATGAAGAAGTTTTTCTGTATTGGTCTCTGCCAGATATACTTGTCTTAAGTCTACGGAACAGATACTCAGGAATAATACTACCCGAACGTCCTTCGCTTACCAACAAACTATTAACATGTTGTTGTAAACCATCTGTTCTTTCAACTATTCTAATTATTACACTTCTTCTAGATGATAAAAATCCGTTGATATTTGAAACTACTAATGCATTATTAGCAATAGGACTAGCCCAAGTAATACCTGCAATATCTGGATTATTTAATGCTGATTGTATTGCAAGAGCAGAATAACTTCTTTTTACATTTTGTGGGATATCTGATGGATTCTTATTCCAAAAATAATACTTTGTTATTAGTGCTCCGTTCTTATTATATTCTTGATTTTCAGTAAATCTAATTACTCCGTCCCCATCAGAATAATCAACTCTAGCATTAGGATGAGTGTCTATAGCCGGTTCTTCGTCTGACGAGCTCCACTCGTAAATTTCTACCTCACTATCTGCAAATTGCTCTCCCCAGTGGTTTGCTCTATACTCAATATTATTTCTTTGTTCATATTCTGCATAACGTAGTTTGCTGGTATCCCACCATAGTTTACCAATTTGTGTAGTTTCCCAATAAGTTGTTGCATCTAATTCTTCATTGCCAAATTCATCAATATTATAAACTGCTGGATCAACACCTTGTCTATAGTCTAGGTATTGCACAACTTCATCAATAGTAAATCCTTTATAAGGATCAAAAAGTTCAATGTTAGTAATTTTATTTCCTGTATCGCCGTCTAATAGTGTAATACTATCAATAGAACTTGAGTCTACCATATTACCTTGTAACGTTGTTGCTTCTTCGTTGATTACCCAAGCAGTCCCATTAAATTCATATACTGTATATTCTCCCTGTGCAGTACTATCTGGTTCTAAATAAAATTTAGTTCCAACAGCAATATTTGTTAAATTTGTTGGTAAGTCTGCTGTTGTTTTTCCTTTAGTATTCATCATTGTTATAGAAACTAAATTTTCTGTTTTGGTTGAGACTCTAGTAGGAATTAATAAATTATAATCATCAATAACTCTTGTAACCTTATGGAATGTTCTAATAGTTTCCTCGTTAGTTCCTAATATTAATAGCATATCATCAATAGCTAAGTTATGTGCATTAGAAAATGTAACTTTACTTTCTTCCAATGCAGGATCAGCATTAGGACAAATTTCAGTTATTGGTGCTGGTACAGTACCTTGCAAAATATTCCAACTAACTTCTGTTTCCCCAGTTTCTGTTGTTGTAAAATCTTTAAAGTCAAAATCGCTTAACCATACAGTAGGAGGAAGAGATATAGCATCTTCAGTAACAACTGTCCATTGAGTTGAATCAAAAGCAGTAGTTGCACCACCAGTTACATTTACTAGTGCCTGGTATAATACTCCGTTGTTCCATACTCTGTCTCCTTCTTTGTATAAACTAAATTTACTAAAAGATCTTAATTCATCTAAACGATTAAACTTATCGTCATTAAATGACCCAATGTCTGCTCCAAATAATTCGTTAATACTTCTTTTTTGTACGTTAGTTTCAACTAAGTTTCCAACACCTGCACTTGGCAACCAGTTATTATTTTTCACATAATCTGATGTTAATTCAGAACGTTGTATAGTAGGGAAATTAATATTTTCTTCTCTTGATACCCATCTACTATCGCTTTTGGTTATATCAATAATGTTATCACTTCTTAAATCAACATCATTGTCTCCTTCTTTAAAACGTATAATTTGCCTAGAGCTAGTTGTATCTTCTGATCTAATTTCTATTTCCCAAACTTTTCTATTTCCTAGTTTTCCAAATTCGCCGTCAGTAAATAGCCATTGCTCGTTAATTTCTAAGTCTTGTATAACCCCGGGAATATCAATTGAGGAATTTCTAAATAATGCATCAATTGCTAGGTTAGTTCCTGATGCAGAATTTAAACCTTGTTTATATCCAAACTCAACAGATTCGTCTGCAATTATCTCATCAATAATTGATTTTTTAGTTGGTATAATATCTTTCTTACTTACATCACTTAGGAAGGTATTAAACTGACTTTTCTCTGAATCTTTTGATTTAATAATGTCTGTTGCTAAACTTTCAAAACCTGGAAATAGTCCTGTGTTTGTTATAACAACTCCTTGTGCAAAAGGCTTACCGTCCCATCCTCTTGTTCTTCTAGCAACCATTTTTAAGTTTGGTAGTCTAAACTGTAATTGACTGTTATTAATTACATCGCCAAATCTTGTAGAATTGTTAAAGAAGAATACATGATCATAACTTCTTAAAGAAAAGTCAATAAATGTAACTTGCTTTCCTGAAGTAATTTCAACTAAGTCTTGCTTTTCGTTATAGTTTCTAGATATTAATAAGTCGTTTGGTTGTGCTAATGTTTTATCTGAAAATATAATTTTCCCTCGTCTAGTCAAATCATTATCTAACTTATCAAGGTGTCCTAGTTGGTGCTCAAATAAGAATCCTTTAGAGTCAATTGGGCCACCTAACCAGAATGTATCTGTTCCCCAATTCTCACCAATCCAAGTCATTGCATCTAATGCTACTTGTTCCCAGTTACCAACTGTTCCTCTTGAATTTAAGGTATCAAATACTAGTCCGTTGCGTTCTTGTAATGCTTGTAAGCCTATAAAAAATTCGTATAATTCTTGCTTTGTTTCAAACTTATGACCATAAGATATTCTTGTAACTGTGTCTACATGCTGTTTATATAAGATAAATGTATCTGTGTCTGTTTGTACTGTTCTTTGAAATGTTCCGCTAGAACCATCTTTAATTGGTTGAACTATATTAAAGTATCTTTCCTCTGGATCAAACCCAGACACCCTAAAGCCGTCGTCTTCTCTTTCTAATCTTACTGCACTATATCTTAAATCATTAGTAGCAATTCCTGCGTCTAATGTTAAATTAAAATCTTCGTCTGGAACAAATGTTCCGTCAGATACTTTTGCATGTGACATTTTAAATCTAGCTTCTTGGTTACTAAATCCTCCCATACCAAACATTAAAACAACGCCTAATCTTTCTAACTCGTTAATTACTTCTGAACCAGGAAAGTTTAATTCTTTATTGTTTTCAAAAAGTAATGCTCCAACTCCAACTGTTGGCCTTAGCTGTACCCAAGGAACATCCGGAAAGATACTATATTCTCCTAATGCTTCTGTTGAATTATTTTGATTTGGAACAACATAAGGATTAATACCTTTTTCAAAAAACTCGTTTACAGTTTCGTCATTTCCAATTTTATCAAGAATTTGATGATATGCACCTGCTGAACTTCTTGCCCATAAGTCTTCCCATACCCCATAGCTTCCTATCTCCCAAGGAGCACCTGCGGCTTCTTCTGACGGGCTTAAACTTAACCATTCATTAGGACTTATAAGTTTAACATCAGTGGTTACAGGAAATCCATCTAGGTACTCGTTCTTACAAGAGTAATCATAAACTACCGGAGTGCCTGGCTCACTTATAAGGCCAGTTCTTAACGCTTCTTCTAATGCAATACGCTGAGTAGCATCTCCCCACTGGTAATGATTATCCCACCAATCTGGCTTATTACTAAATTTTAGTATTTCCCAAGGACGACTATCAGGCTGATATGTTCCAAAGATTCTAACATACATACCTCTCCAGCTTTCGCCATCATAATTCCATGTCCAAGGATCTGTAAAATCAAAGTCTTGTGAACGATCTCTAAAATCAATATCGTTTGATTCAAACCATCTAACTTCTGCTAACGAACGCAAAGATGTTACGTTAGGGTTACAGTATAACCCTGCGTTCTCTCTGGCTGTATCACCTGTTAGTTCGGTACAACTAACATAAATTCTTTTTTCTAATTCTAATATTAAATAATCTCTAGGATCAGGTGCTGAGAAAATGTTATCCTGATGTGCCATTACTTTACTTCCGTCGTGTCTTAAAATTAAGAAGCGATCAAAAAATCCCCAACGTTCTCTAATAAGTTCTGGCTTAGTTAATCCTTTAAGTCCAAGTTTAGTTGGACTAGCTGGAACTCCACTAAGTAAAGGAGTTGCTAATCCTCTATAGTAAATTGAAACTACACTTCCTACATTTACTGGACTATCAAATATAACATTAGGAGTTGTATCGACACTATATCCTTCAATTTGTATTATATTATCAATATAAACATATACATGATCAGGATCGTATTCATCTTGGACTAATGTACTACTACCGATATTAACTGCAAAAGTTGTCTCGTTTGTTCCTTGAACAGTATGACTAACTTTAAGCATATTTGTAGTAGAAAAAACCATACCGCTTTCTGCGTCAGGCGTATTTGTGTTTACCTCTAGGTTCAATTCATCTAGTAGTAAATCTAATATTTCTCTAGAATTTGAAGTTGTTACTTCGTAAGCATTATTATATGTTTCAACTAGTTTTACAAAACGTCTATGCCAACGCCAAGAGTTCATGCTTCTATTAATAACTGCTTCTCCTAAACTAGGATTAAGTCGTTGTGTAGCCCACATACCTCTCATTGCAGAAATATCAGTAGTATAAGATCCATTTAGTGCAGGAATTTGAAAACTATTTTCCCAGTTTTCTTGTCCTCTTGAGTTAGATAGAATATTCTTTTCAAAAGACGGAACTAATGTTGCCGGAGTAAAGCCATCAACAAAAGAGATGTTCTGTGTTGGATTATATGCTAGTCCTGGAATAGCAGTACAATGTTGGTTTTGTATAGTACTAGTATTTAAAAATTCTCCTTGGTGCCTTACTTCAACAGATTTATTATCTTCATGGTTTGTTAATGTAATAGAAAATTCTGTAACTACATTATATGCATCTCTTGTCGTAGTAGGCGTCCAGTCTTGTATGAACCCATCAACATTTACTTCAGGTGCTCTTGGATCATTCTTTACATCAATTACCATTAAAGGAACACTATAATAATTTGGTCCAAAATTAGCAGTATAAAATCCTCTATCTAGGTTTAGATCTATTTTTATAATTCCTTGAGAGTCTGCAGTTCCTACTAATACACTAGTGTTAGTATCGTCGTATATTACTATATCTGTTAATGCTGTAGTTTTTAAAACTATTGGTTCGTTTGTTGCTCCTACTATTGTATTATGCACAACGTTTTTAAAATTATCACAATGCTGTACAAGAAGTTCATTTCCGTTTGGAACCACTATCCATTCATATGTTGGCCAAGCAGTTTGCGAAAGCACTAATCCATCTACCATATCTGAACTATTAATTCTCATACTTGCCCAACTTTTTAGCCTAAACCATGCTTTAAGTACACCGGTACTTAAACCACTATTAGTATCTTGAGGTAACCCTGTTATTACAGAATTTAAACGCCTAAAGTTAATAGGTCCTGGAACATCTGCATCTCTATCATCTGACGTTAAGAACTTTGTTGGCTCTTGTAAAGTATAATTAAACAATATATCTGCTGGTTTACTACTTGAATTATTTGACAGTTCAGTTGAAAAATTACTATTATCAAACTTTAGTTGAAAGCCACTTTCTTTATCAGCTGATCCTGTTCCTTCTGCAAATTCAATAATAGTTGAGCTTTGTCTAGTCGGAACATCATTAAACTGTTCTACCCATTTATCCAAAGGAACTTGGTTACGATCATATAGTCTCCATAAAGGAACATGCGTTCTTCTTAATCTTGTTTGTGCAGGATATACTATTCCGTTGTCAACTCTATACTCAAAGTATGCTTTTAATCCAGCTTTAATATACATAGACTGTCCATCTTTAGGCGTATCAACTATAAAACGTGTACATATTCCTTGCTGGTTAGATCTAAAAATAACAATCTTGTTTTTATATGAGCCATCTCTTAACCATAATACACTCTCTCCAAGTACTGATATACCTTGTCTTTGTCTTACCGCAATTAAGTTTAGATCAGCTATTGCAGTACGAGCTCGTTGATCTGTACTAAAAGTTTGGGTTAGAAAATTTTCTATTGCTATCTCGTCTCCGTTGATCAATGCTTGATAAATTAATTCATTTCGAGCTTGTTCAGCAGACCCTAAATAAAGATCTACTAATATTCTTATAATATCTAATCCAACATAATCTTCTGGTTGCTGTGCAACTCCGTCCTCGTTTTCAACTAATGCTCCTATTCTTCCTTTGAAAGTGGTACCATGATTAAAAGTTTCTATACTGTTTTCAAATTCAATAATAGGCCGTAAAGCAACATCTTTTTTAGAAGAAATATCTGACTGTTTAATATTTAAAAAATTGCAAATCTCATTAACAGTATCTTTATGAACCCAAACATTTGTTCTAGAAAATGCACTTCTATTTTCAGCGCCACTTTCTTGTGTAACATAGTGCTTCTCGTTTATTCCTAATATATCGCCTTCCCAAGATAGTTCATCCCATGATACGTTAGTTTGATCCCATAGCGATGTTAACTCTGTACTATAAACAGTTCTCCTATCTTGATGTGATGCAGATAATAATTTTATTCCAGAAGGAGACCCAACGCCCGAAACTTGGAAAACTCTTTGCGTATTGGTTATTCCTTCTTGTAGTACTGCATCAGCATTAACGTAGTAATCGTTTAATGTAATAGTAACTTGAGAGCCTGCTGGTGGAATACTTCCGGCATTCCATATAATGCTTTCTGCTACAAAATCAAAGTCGTTATTAAACCCTACAGTTTTAACAACTCCGTCTACCTCAACTACTGCTTTAAGAAATTTGCTAAATCCATACTCCCCATCAACTTCGTTATAAAAATCTAATTGGTTGGTTCCATCAGCAATATGAGATTCTGTAATTGTTCCGTTTATTGATTCTCTACCATTAACATCTTTTTTAAAAGAAACTCTCATTCCGTTTTTCAAAGATAAAGTTCTTCCGTTTGCTTGTAACGGTGTTGTATAGTATTGCTTTCCTAAAATATCATTAAGAATATTAATTGGACTACTTGTATCTGAAATAACTGGACCGGTTAAGTGTATAATTGGTACTTGCGGAGCAATCCACATATAGTTGCTCCAGTTGATAAACTTGTCTGGGTTAATTGGAAAATCGTTTACACTAATAGGAACAGTTGGCTCCTTATCATGTTCGTCTATAAAGCCTTGAGACAATGCAATATTATCTGATGTTAAGGTATAAACTTTATTGTCATTTCTTCTAACTACAATACCTTCTTCTAACTGTCTTTTCTTGTTATCTGCTGTTGGCAAGAAATCGTCGTTTGGTGAAGTTAGTTGACTAGAAGCCGCTGTGGGTCTACCAATATTATAGTTAACGTTTTCAATAACATTAGGTTGAAACATATCTTCAACCGTTGCTGTAAATAACTTTTTATTAATATCAGTTTTAAAGATATCAGGTAAAAGATTTATTGCAAGAGGTTCTACGTTCTCTACATTTCTTTCATTGGTATATGTATTGTTTTCAATAGTTTTACCGTTAAACTTTTTAGCATTTGCCATTTATATTAAATCCTTCTTGGTAGAGGAACTTGCTCTGTTGTAATAATTTCAATATTGTCTGCTGTTGCACTACTGATAAACAATTCGTTTTCTTCACATTTGATTTGGAAAACTTCGCTAACAGAAACACTTGATTGTATAGGTACTAGTGCTACACTTGAAACTACTCCTGCTAACTGCTGGTGTATCCAAGAAGCCATATCAGTAAAATAAAATGTTTCTCCAAAATCCCAGTTCTCTACGGCAAAGTACTCATTGATTGATGCAATTACTCTACTTCTAACTTCTGCATTACTTACTTTTGTTCCGTCGCTTCTTGTTACTCTAATAGTTACTTGATCTTTAATGTTTGCTTTTTCTCCAAATATTATTTTATATTTTATAGGATGAAAAATTATTGTATCACTTACACTTTTATAAGGAGTAATACTAGACATAAACTCTCCAAGCTCTGTTGACGTCATTGGAATTGGTTTATCGCTAAACTCTGTTCCTGTTGCTAACCAGTTTCTGAAATTTGAATCGTATTCTTCAGTTAACACAAACATATCAATAATATTAGTAGTCGTTGCGTCTACTCTGTTCTCCCTTAAAGGAACATGATTATGTTGTACTGTTAGACTTTGCCTTCCTGTAACAGTTTTAGAAGGAGTTGTAATATCGTTAGTAGGTCTAGGTGCCAAAGTAAACTGTCCTTGTGCGTCATCAAATTCTTTTTCTATTAGTTCAATAGTCTGCGATACTCCTTGTATTGTAAATATTAAACTAAACAAATTAGGATTCTCTGGAATTAAATCATCACTAATTCCGGGCATTTGTACAATAACTCTTTTAGGATCATATCTGCCATCATCTAATATAAAATATTCTGATACTTCAAGTTCTGCTTTCCTAGTAACACCAGGATTGTTTGCATCACTATTTGAAAGTACTTGTACAGTATCTTGTATAACCCTTCTTGTAACAGTATCTAATGCTTGTCCAAATTTTTGATTATGAAATACTATTTGAGATTCACTACCAAGTACAACAATATCTCTTCTTGTAGTTGATGTCCATGTGTTACTATCAGTGCTATGAGTAAAACGAACTAACCAACTTGTTCCAACAGCACTTTGATCAAAATTTCCATCAACAATTAAATCATCTGCATTAACAATTTTCCAATCATCCAATACATGATCGTAACGTAAACCAAAATTTCTTTGTGCTTGTAACTCGTCTAGTATATTTCTTTTTTCTCCGTCTGTAAAAACAATACGAAGATTAGGCATCCAAGACATTACATCTTGGTTTCCAGTTATTCCTTGAATAAAGACTGCACCTTCGCCGTTTGCACGTCTACCAGTGTTTACTCCATCTGATGTTGTTAATCCAAATCCATCTCTAAAAACATCTTGTACCTTATACCAAGTTAAGTCAGCAAGTTTAACTAATGAGTTTTTCTTCAAAGTTCTTATATCATTTTCTACTGCACTTCGACCAATTCTTTTTGGTGCTGTATCATTTGTAAAGTAACCATGTGTTGAACCAATTGTTGTATCTACTGTTTTCCAGTATACTGGATTTACAGGAGTAATTGGTAAAAATCTACGGTAGTATAACTGGTGTAAAGGACGGTATTGTAATCCGTCTAGCATCCATTTATAAATTTTATTTGTTCCAGCTGAATCACTTATTTTTGTATCAACAGTTGACTCGTCTGTGTATAAAAATGCATCATCTGCTAAAGTAATAACTGGTCTATATGATGCAGTTGGATCAGCTAAATCTGCATATAAACTTTGTCCTGTATGAATTCTGTTTATAGATTTTATTCTTGATATACCAGATACTTTACCTTGAGGATAGTTATTGTAGTCATCTGCTGTAATCATTCTATTTTGGCTAGCGGCTGTTCTACTTGCATTGTTTTTAATTTCTTCGATTGATTCGCTTTCAATTCCTGCCATATTATTTTTAGGACTAATATTACATATTAGCTCTTGAGGTTGCCCTAATGAATCTACATAAACTAGATTTAAATCTACATCAGTAGTTTCACCTTTTTGTATAATAAAGTCTTCGTTTGCACTAACTCTAAACCAAATTCTTATGTTGCCAAACGGAACGTTTCCAAATGACCCATTGCCAAACTTAACTGATATTTGATCATCTGTTCTTGTAATTACTTCGAAGATATTTCTATCTTCTTTATCAACACTATTGAAAGATATATTGTTTCCAATAACACTTTCAACTTTAGTCCAGTATGTTAATATTGTGCCAGTAGCATCTACTGTCTGCACCCATACATCAGTATCATTAATGTTATCTGCATTAATATCAATTACTCTGTTTTCTACAACATTATCAATAATAATATCTTGGAACTGAAGTGTTCCTTGTTTACAACTAAAGAACCAACCGTTTGACTCTCCTGCAAATCCTGTTCCGTCATTATTAAAACTAAGGCTCTTTGTATTCAACGGAGACGGAGGTCTTTCAATTAATTTACCGTTGTCTAATGCTACAGGGATAATATCAAATGTATATGATTCTCCTGCTCTACTAGTTAATGAAACATTTTCTATTAGGCTAGAGTCATCTGTTTCTTCAAATTCATAAATTTCTCTTGTCATAGCACCTGATTGGAATGTACTAATTGGTCTGCCAACAGGGTTACTTTTATTAAATGCTTCATTTAATATTAAATTAAATTGTTCTCGGAAGTCGCTGTTAAGAGGATCTGCCCAAACAATATTTTGCCCTGCTAAGTTTACTCCTCTACTATCAAATATTTCTTGTGAACTAGAGATACTATTAATTCTTAAAAATCCTTCAGCAGTTTGGTTCCTGTGTGTTTTATATCCAATTTGTCTAGCAATAGACAAAACATTTTCTCTTACTTCTGCAGTTTCTAAGAAAGTTTCTCTTAAATTTAAATCTGATCTAAATGCTATATTTTGCCCAAGGAATGAAATTAAATCAACTAGTGCAACATATTCACTGCTATTAATAAAGTCGTTAAAGTCTTCCCCGTAGTTAACCTGTATATGATCTAATAATGCTTCTCTTAACGATTCAAAGTCATATGCTTTAAAGTCTGCATTAACTAAATCTCTATAGTTATTAAGCCAGCTCTCTGCGGCGTTTAACTGACTTAGACGCTTTGTCTGGCTCATTAAAATTCTCCTTTATTAAATTCCAAAGGAAGTGTAGTTACTTCATTCTCTGGACGATAAATTAGTGTTACATCAACAGTAATTGAATGTTCATTTTCTAACGTTTGAACTTCAACGAATTCCCATCTAGGATCTTCTGAAATAATTCTAACAACATCTTCTCTTATTAATTCTTTTACATTGTCGTCTAAAGGATCAAATAGCAATTCCCATATAATGGTTCCGTGTGTTGGTAACATAATACGTTCACCTAGTTTTGTACCAAACTGATTTAATAAATCTCGTTTTGCCAGATCAAAGTCAGTTAACACTGGTTTTGTAAAACTAGTGCCTATTGTGCTATATCCTTTGTATTTTGTTGTCAATGTAGCCATAACTATATTTAGCTACCTTATTAAGCAGGGTTATTACTCTTATGCCCTTGTAGGTGCATTTGGTGGGTTATTCTCGCCTGTATGCGGATTTCCGTGCTTATTTTGTAATGATGCAACCTGTGTTATAGCAGAACCGGGAGGTATTTTTCCTGTATTTAAAAAGTAACTTCTTTCATATTGTGCTCTTTGCATTTTATTAGGTGGAAGATACTTTGCCTGTAATCTTTTTCCAGTAGATGGACCGTTTCCAAGTTCTGTTTTCCATTGATCATTCTGTGGTTGTCTTGCTCTTTTCTTTTGTACACTCTTAAAATCAGCAGTAACTCCTTCGTCCATTAAGTCTGTTGCACTTTTTTGAGCTCCTTGTACTTCGCCAGTTATTGCATATTTTGCTTCTGCATTGCGTTGATTAGCAGATGGTGTATAATGAGAATTAGCCCAAATAGTAGCAATATCTTTAGGTTGAGGTCTTCCGTCTCCACTTGCTTTTCCGCTATCTACTAGACCGTCTGCCATGCGATATGCTTTACTTGGGTTTCCAAATGCCGCCATACATAACGAATCAAACATTGTTTGTGTAATACAAACAGTATCGTTTCCAATACGTTTAATAAGTCTTTTTCTTATAGGAGGCACTATATGCCTGTCAATAATTTGTCTACTTGCAATCCTTGCTTCTGCTTCACTTGGCCCACTAACCAATGCTTGTTTTATACTTGCATCTAGTTTACTTGCAGGATTTTGTGGTCCCCAGATATCAATTCTAGTTCCGTATCCAATACTGTATCCTTGAAAATCTGCATACATCATTCCTCTATATGCTTCTCTACTTTTCATCATATTAAATGCTTTTTCACTCATTGTTGCTCCTTTTAAACTTAAAGGAGGTATACAAGAAAGAGCATCAGCAGTTATTGGAATACCTGTTTGTTGAGAAACTTTTTCTCCGTCAGAATTTTCCTCAAATATTAAACTCACCCAACTTGCTGGCGCTGGAGTAACTTTCGGACTTCCAGGAATACTTGCTAAAACAGCTTCGGGTGAGTCTGGACTTAGTGTGCCTACTGGCAATGTAATTTTTTCTCCACCTTCAAACTTTCCATGTCCAGCCCAAGGCTCATGCTCTGGTACTCTGCCAGAAACACTCTCGCCTACTAATTCGTTTACAATATGGTTATGTACTTCAGGCTTAGTTGCCTTTGCCGCAACAGGTCCGTTCATGTCAATTCTACTTGCTGTTTCTTTATAAATTGCCGCTACATTAACATCCATTCCTGTCAGTGATGTTTGAAATAAACCTTGTCCTGCTGTAACATTGTAACTTTGTCCTGTTTCAATTTTAGTATTTTCTTTTGATTTTACATTTATGTCTTTGACTGCTTCTACGTTGATATTTTTGCCGGCATGCATATTGATATTTTCTTCTGCATGAAAAGATATATCTTTCTGTGAGTATACATCAATGTTTCCTTCTTCGTCTAGTTCTACCCAAGCAGTACCTTTTGCATTAATAATATTAATGTATCCGCCTTCTTCATGCATTTGTATCTGATGTCCGCTGGCAGTACGGAAACGTATTTGTCCGTCAAGTCCTTTTTCTCCATCATCTAACATAAGGCTATGTTGGTTAGGAGTTAGTATACCGTATGCTAATCCTGGGTGACTTAAATTATCTCTAAACGGGCCAGCATTAGTTTGGCCTCTTCTTAAGTCTTTATCAATCCCTTGTTCGCTTAATCTAAAACTAGCAGGGTGTTCAGGCCTACGCATAATATTTTTATCAGAAACATTCCATCTATTTCTGTCACCAATTGGTCTTACCAAACCTTCGTGTGTAGCTCCAGATGCTACGCCTGGCAATGCATGTGTTTTGTCGTCATGTGGTACACAAGCCCACCAGACGCCTAAGTTTTTATCTCCATTAATGAAAGAGCATATTACAAACACATTTAAGTCTGGCGGAACATGCCAGATACCATATGCCCTATCTGTTTCTTCGTAATCAACTGAAGCTTTAATTGGCTTTTCTTCTTGATGGTTTGATGATCCGGCAAAAGGAGGACAATACTTTACTTTTCTCCAATGCTTTGGATTGTCTTCGTCTCCGAGAAATTCTTTGATATAAACCTCAAGCACACCCATACCATATGGGTCTGCATTGTTTTTAATTTTACCAAGATATACTCCTGTAAAACTTTCTAAATCATATGGTCCTGTTGACATATTCTAAAGTACTCCTCCAGCATTACTATTTTCTCCAAACTCTTTTATCATTTTTGATTCTTCTGCTTTTCTAAATGTAGCATCTCTTTCTATTCTTATCTTCTTTTGCATTGCTTCTTTTGCTTTTTGCCCCATAAGAGGATCTTTTGTTCCTTTTAACTTTGATGTAAACTTCCCACCTGTAAATGTATGTACAGTTGAAAAGATTCTATATACACCCGTAATCAAATCTTCTTTATCTAGATCCATAAGGTCTTTGTCGTTTCTATCTGCACTTGGTACACCAACTTCTAAGTATACTGAGTTATCTACATTTTGTCCAGCTGTTTTTGCTAAATGTTCTTTTAATGCTTTCTTATAGTTTCCCATATTATCAATATAAAAATTTATGTCATCTTGTACTGGTGCTTTACCTTCTACTCCTGCTGGTGTTTGGTGTAACCAAAACGGATCTCCAAGTACATCAAACTCTAATGTTATTAAATCACCACTACCTGCACTTGCGCCAGCATGTAATTGTTTAAATAAATGCTTTGAAACAAACTCTGCTCTCTTGCCTTCTGATTGTGTATCTTTTGTTTTTCCTTGTGTGTTAGTTGGTGTAAACATAGTTGGATAGATATTTGCTTGTTTTTTTTGAGCTTCGTCTACGTCAGACTCTGCTAAATCTTCTGCAAATCTAAAAGGGGCAAGTTTATCGTCTTGTATTCTTTTTAATGTTGCTTCATCTCTTTTTTTATTTTGTGCGTTTTGTTTTCTTCTCTGTTCGTATAACTCTTTTTTACTTGGTTTTTTCTCTTTCGTCTTTGCTTGAGGAGCAGAAAGATCATTAATCATTGATAAAGGAATCCTCCAAAGATTATTAAATTTAATATCTAAGTTTAATATTTCAGTATTCTCTCCTGAGTAAATCCACTTATATGCTTTTCTGATTAGTCCATTTTCAATATAGTCGTCGATCCTAGCAGACACATCATCTATAGATGATGTATTCTCTAATTCATCAGGGTCCATAAGATCCTTTGCTAAAGCCCTTGCACCTACAAATACTTCTACATCTACTGCTTCTTTCTGTCTTGCGGCATCAAAAGAATCATTGCTTTGTACAGTAACCCCTGTAACAATTAGTACTGATTTTTTTAATTTTTTAAGAGAATCTGGTTTTGGTTTTGCACTTTTTTCATCAAACGCATCATTTGTTAAGTATTTTACAAGCTCTGGAGATGTGCCAAACATTTGGTGTATAAACCCTTGTATTGTTTCACCAGGTGCTAAAGCAATATTACCATCAGTAAATATACTCATAAAAAAGCCTTCGCTTTTTGTTGGAATTAGTTTTGAGTCAAAGTTAAATTTTAATTTCTTTAGTGTATCACAAACATAAAATTTATATGTATCTGCTTTTTCTTGTGTTCCTTCTTTAACTAATTCTTTTTGATATTCGTTTAATCCTTTTTCTAGTCTTGTAATAAGTCCTTGTATATTATTCTGTTTACTATTGTCATCATCTTTGTCAACTGAAACACCTTTTTCTATTTTCAATACTTCTGTATTACTTGAAGAACCTAAATTTGTAACTAGCTGTAGGCTATATGCCGCTCCTTTTAAATCAAGACTCATTTCTAGATCAGTAATTGTAACATACCATTTATACACCATCTCATTATTATTGTAATCTACACAAGTTACTGGCAAGTCATTTTCGTAACCTTTAAAGTTTACTTCTAACAGAAATAGTGCTTCTTGAGAATTAGGAAGATTAAATGATCTTGCAGACTTTGCAATCATCTCTGGTAGTTTACCGCCTAATGGTTCAACAATTCCCATTTTAAAAGTATGGTCTATTGCAGACATATAAAACGGCTGTGAATGTCCTGGATTGGCTGTTGTTATTTCAAGTGATTCTACTACAACCGACCCTACTGAAGATGTGTCTACTATTTTAATTCCTCTACCATGATTATATGAACGTTCTTTTACCTTTAGTGTTCTTTCATCAGGTGGCATCATTGTTAATACTATATTATAGGTATAACTAGGATATCTTAGTAAAGGGTTATCTCCTACTTCACTAGCAAGTTTAGGAGGGGCTTGTATTGATTCCGGAGGAAGTTTCGCTATAGCCATTTTAAATTCCGTCTGTGCTAGTAAGTACCTCTAGTACTGTTCCAGCCTTTAAATCTTTAATAGGATCAGGTAGTGCATTCCTATTAAGCATTGCAATAGTCCACCAAAACTTACTGTTACCATATAAATCATAACTTAGTTTGTCTGGCCTATGTGCTTGAGCTGGCGTAACTATATGTCGCTGGGTTTCGATCCCAGGTGATACTAAATCGTCAACTGTTTGTGCATTGTAAATGTCTAGGAAAAAATCTTTAATCTTTGTATTTCCGTAATGTGCTTTTCCTGTTGCCATTAAATATATCCTTTACTTAAAAGTTTACCTGACGCAAAATCTTCCAGCTTAAAGTCTTTGACCACCTCAAGCGGAGTAAGTTGAACAAGTAGTGTTACAGAGATATCAAATAATACAGGTACTGTTTGAAATCCATCTGCCATACTTACTGTAATATAATCTACATCTTGTGGATAGTCAAAAGAGAACGATTGTACTACCACAGGAGTATTATTATAAAGTCCATAAGCATTTAATCTTCCAATAGGAGGAGGCGTTCCTCTTGTTTTCTTTTCCTGTTTTCTACCATAAAACATCATTGTAGATGTTCTTAATAAGTGTATTGCATTTAATGCTTTACGTCCTTCTTTTTCGTCTCTACTAACAAAAGGACCACTAATTGAAATAGAAGGAACCTTTCTATTACCAAATGCACTTGGTTGATAGTTTGTATGCTGTAGTTCAATAGTACTATAGTTGACTTCAATAGATTGTGTTATTCTTGGTGTATATTCCCATTCAACAATGTTAGTATTAAAGGCCGCGTTATCCGAAGTTGGCGTAATCTCTGGCTTTAATGCTTTGAATGACAATCTTACTTTATCTGCAACTTGAGCCATATTACACTAGTCTCCTGCTAAAAATATTAAAAATCTTTTTTTGTAAACCTTCGTCAGCATTTGGGTACAGGTCTTTTACAATTTGTTCTTGCTCTTCTTTTGTTCCACTTGCAAACATACTTCTAATTTCTGATGCACTTCCTGCTGTTTTACCTGCAACTGTAAACTTATAATCCTTAACCGGATATATGTACCCATGCCCTGGACGTTCTGTTCCTTCTCCTTTTTCATTCGTAAAAGGTTTCATTTTATCTCCTGTGTACTTCTGAAAATAAGAAGGTGAGCCATTTTTTAATGGTGTAAACTGAAATCTAGGATCTTCTTGCATATCCTTTGATCCTACTCCAAATACCATAACATCTGAATTAGGATCAAGACCTAATGCTGTTGGCAATACTTTTGGATTATAAGGAACCGGTTCTTCAATAACCTGGCTTGGATTAATACCCGATGCTTGTATCATTACTTTTTTCTCATCAAAAGAAAAAGGGCTCTTATTCGGCTCTACTTTGCCGCTAGAAGCGATATAAGTATTATTAATGCCAAACTTAGACGCTAGTTCTTTATATGCAGAAGCATGTCCATGATGGAACGGATGAAACCTTCCACCATAAATGGCAATAACTTGGGGTTGCAGATCACTAATTTTCATGTTATAATTTCTCCAACTATATTTACCGTTTTTATAAAGTGGGTAGATAACCTATTGACATTAACCTAGACTTTTGTTATACTAGTTAAAATAAGGAAATAATATGACAACTAATTTAAAAAACGTATATTTAAAGAATAAAGACTTACTTGTTCAGATTCATAGAAGCAAATTACAGTTTTGCTGGAAAGAAGATAGGAAGTATGGAGATTACGATATTATCTTACATAACCTTACACATTTCCATAATAGGAAAACAAAAGCATTTCCTGAAGGAGCTCTTAATATTGCAAAGGCTACAAGAGCTAAAAGATTTGCTGAAGCAGATCATAAGCAGGCTTTGGTAGAATGGGAAGAAGCAGGTAGACGGCCAAGCAAAAAGCCTAAGTTGGATCAGTTTATGGTTCCTACAAAATCTATTCCAAATGATGAGATTGTTGTTAGGCTCATGACATGGGATCATATTCCAGAGGAGCCAGGAAGAAAAACAAATCCAAAAACTCCTGCAGATTATAGGAGTAAAGTTAACTTTCCTCCCTTTAAGCATTTTGTTAAAGAAGGAGGAGAATGGAGAGAAGTTGTTCGTAGTCATTGGAAAGGTGATTTAGAAAGTGGTAAGTTTAGTATTGACCACGGAAAAATTACTAATAGACTAGGTGCAATGTTCTTAAAACTATGTGAACGTTATAGTTTAAGAAGTAATTGGAGAGGGTACAGTTATATTGATGAGATGCGAGGACAAGCCCTCATTCAGTTAACTCAGATTGCTCTACAGTTTGACGAAAGCAAGAGCCAAAATCCATTTGCATATTATACTGCCGCCGTGACAAATAGCTTTACTAGAGTATTAAATGTTGAAAAGAGGCAACGAGATATACGAGACGACTTGTTACAAGAAGCAGGACAAACTCCTAGTTGGACTAGACAGGCAGAGCATATTGAGAAAGTTAAAGCAGAAGTTGAACGGGCACTTGCTTTAAAAGAAGCAGAAAAGTTAGAGAAAGAAAAAGAAGAACAAGAGCCGTTATCAACTATGATAGGGCATAACAATCCGCCACCGGATTAACAAGGAGAAATTAATGACAAATCCATTTGAAGACCAGGAAAGGTTTATGCTGGCATGTGATCAAACTGTCGCAGAAGAGAATATTCAACAGTACCGGCTATACCTTAGTCTAATCAATGAGGAAACTAAAGAGCTTGTTGATGCAATTAAAGCCAATGATAAGAAAGAACAATTAGATGCTTTAATTGATATTCTTGTTGTTACTATCGGTGCAATACATTCGCTTGGTGCTGATGCAGAAGGAGCATGGACAGAAGTAATGTTTACAAATTTTGCTAAGATTGATGATATAACTGGTAAAGTTAATAAAAGGTCCGACGGAAAGATCCTTAAACCAAAAGACTGGGAAGGACCAAAATTAGAAAAGTTTTTGGAGAGAAAGAATGACAAAGATGAATAAAAAGCTAGAATACCTTATTATGAGACATAAGAAACTAAAAGAACAGGTACTTACTGCAACCGGTGATCTTCTCAGAGAACTTAAAAAAGAAAAACTTTTTGTAAAAGATCAAATAGAAAGAACTAGACATCAGACAGATAGTGTGTTATAATAAACCATGACACAACCTTTTAAGAGAGCCGCATATTTTACGGATATTCATTTTGGATTAAGAAATAACAGTCGGGCACATAACGACGACTGTGAAAACTTTATTAAATGGTTTGTAGAAGAAGCTCATAAAGAAAATTGCGAAACTTGTATTTTTGGAGGCGACTGGCATAACAGCCGCAGTCAAATTAATGTTAGTACATTAAACTATACTACTTCAAATTTAGAGTATCTAAGCAAAAACTTTGAAAATGTTTATGTTATTATGGGTAACCATGATTTAGCATATAGAGAAAAACGTGAAATTAATTCACTTCCGTTTGGCAAATATTTGCCAAACCTACACATTATAAACGAGATTACTACAATCGGAGACATGACTATTGTTCCTTGGTTAGTTGGCGAAGAATGGACTGATATGAGAAATATTGGTTCTCGTTATATATTTGGACACTTTGAACTTCCTCGTTTTAAAATGAATGCTATGGTAGAAATGCCGGACCACGGAGGATTAAACGGAGATCATTTTCCTAATCAAGAGCTTGTGTTTAGTGGACATTTTCATAAACGTCAACGACGAGGAAATGTAGTTTATACTGGCAATGCCTTCCCACATAATTTTGCTGATGCTGGAGACGACGAAAGAGGAATGATGATACTTCCTTATGGGGAAGAGTATCAGTTTAGGGCTTGGCCCGATGCACCAAAGTTTAAGACAATGTCTTTAACTCATGCTATAGATAACCATGCACATATATTTGATCATACAACATTTGCTCGTGTTACAATTGATGTTGATATTAGTTTTGAAGAGGCTTCGTATATCAAAGAAAAGTGGTATGAAGAATATGGTATGCGAGAATTATCGTTAATTCCTACTGCAAAAGAAGAACATTCTAAAGAATGGGACGGTGGAGAAATTAAATTTGAAAGTGTTGATGCTATTGTTTTAAATCAGATACAATCTATTGACTCTGATGTAATAGATAAAAAACTATTAACTGAAATTTATCAAGGGTTGAATAAATGATTGTATTTAAAAACATAACCATAAAAAACTTTATGAGTGTAGGAAATGTTACACAGGCATTAAATTTAAGTAACGATGGCCTTACTCTTGTATTAGGAAATAACTTAGATTTAGGTGGCGACGGAGCAAGAAATGGTGTTGGTAAAACAACTATTGTTAATGCACTAAGTTTTGCTTTATACGGAGATGCTTTAACTACAATTCGTAAACAAAACCTAATCAACAAAACTAATGGCAAGAATATGCTTGTTACATTAGAGTTTGAAAAGAACGGCGAAACTTTTAAAATTGAACGTGGCCGTAGTCCTAATGTTTTACATTTTTACATTAATAATAACCAAGTAGAAGAAAAAACAGATGAAGGGCAAGGAGAGAATAGAGTTACACAGAAAGAAATAGATAGGCTCATTGGTATGGGAAAAGAGATGTTTAAGCATCTTGTAGCCTTAAACACTTACACTCAGCCTTTCTTAGCATTAAGAGCAAACGATCAAAGAGAAATTATTGAAGAACTACTTGGCATTACTCAACTTAGTGAGAAAGCAGATATTTTAAAAGAAGGCATTAGAAACACTAAAGAATTAATTAAAGATGAGGAATCTAGACATAGGGCTTTAGAAGAAAGTAATGCTAGGGTTAAATCAACTATTGACGATTTAAAACGTCGAAGCAGAACTTGGAATAAAAAGAAAGACGAAGATTTAACTAATATTTTAGCTGGTATAACAGAACTAGAGTCTACAGATATTGATGCAGAGTTACAATCTCATAGAGATTTAGAAGTCTTTAAAGAAAACGATAATCGCCTAAAGTTAGCCAATAAAGAACTAGCTACAAGACAAGGTAATATCAATAAACTTAAAGAATCTCTTACATTATCTGAGTCTAATCTAGTGTCGTTAGAAGAAAATAAGTGTCATACATGCGGACAAGATATACAAGACGAAAAACAACAAACTTTATTAACAGATGCTAATAAATTATTAGTCCAAATTAAAGATGCGTTAAAAGAAGAACACGGGCTTCTTGCCCAATCAGATATTGCTGTTCGAGACATTGGAGATATGGGTACTCGTCCTATAACAAAATATCCTAGTATTGAAGAAGCAATTAAACACCAAAGCAACTTAGAAAATTTAAAAGGTACTTTGGTTACTAAAGAGGAAGAAGAAGATCCTTATCAAGAGCAAATTGAAACTCTTGAAACAACTGCTCTTGCAGAAATTTCATGGGAGAACATGAACGAGTATACAAAACTACAAGAGCACCAAGAATTCTTGCTTAAATTACTAACAAATAAAGACTCATTTGTCCGTAAACGCATTATCGAGCAGAATTTAGCATACTTAAACCATAGGTTAGGGTATTACTTAGATAAATTACAACTACCACATGAAGTGGAGTTTAAGAGCGACTTAGAGGTTGATATTACTCAATTAGGTCAAACATTTGACTTTGATAATTTGAGTAGAGGAGAACGTAACAGGTTAATCCTAGCACTAAGTTGGAGTTTTAGAGACGTTTATGAAAGTTTCACTGAACCAATGAATTTACTGTTTATTGACGAACTTGTAGATTCAGGCATGGACCAAGTTGGTATTGAGTTATCAATGTCAGTCTTAAAGAAAATGGGCCGTGAAATGAAACGTAACGTCTTTTTAATCAGCCATCGAGACGAACTCGCTGGTCGTGTAAACAACGTACTGATGGTTGTTAAGCAAAACGGTTTTACTATGCTTGATAACTCTACAGAAATTATTTTATAAGGAGAATAAAATGGCAGATCCAAGAGATCCAAGAGATTCAGCTCATCATTTAGCATTAATGGAAAACATGGATGCATATATTGCTGAGAATAGAAAGTTCGTGGAAAAAGGTGTAAAGGCTAGTGCAACTAGAGCTCGTAAAGCTCTACAAAATATTGCCGTTGCTGTAAAAGAAAGACGTAAAGAAATTACAGAAGAGAAAAATGCACTTTAATGCCAAGTAAAAGTAAAACTAAAGGATCAGGGTTTGAAAGAGAGGTTGCTACACATCTCTCTGAAATCTACAACGAAAGTTTTGTTCGAGTTCCAAACTCAGGAGCATTTGTTGGTGGAATGAATCAAACCCGTAAAAGCTATCTAAGTGAAGAACAAATTAGAGGTTTTAAAGGAGATATTATTCCTGGTCCTAGTTTTCCTTTACTAGTATTTGAATGCAAATTCTACGCAGATTTTCCTTTTCATCAATTACTACAAAATACGGACGTACTAATACTTGATGATTGGATAAATCAAACTATAGACTGTATGGATGAAGGTGACTTAGGACTTCTATGTATGAAGTTTAATAGAAAAGGTCGCTATATTGCATACGAAGATAAGTTTAAATTTGAAACAACTAGATTTATAAACTACAAAAACTGGCTCATTACTGACTACGATTCTTTTTGGGAATTGAATGTCGACAAAGTAAAAACATACTCAAAACTCACAGAGACCATCTCTTAGAAACATTGGCAAACTATCTACTGACAGGTTAGTGCAAGCCGGTTATATTGCACCCATAAAATCTGGACCAGCGAGGGTTGCAGAGGACGGAATTTCTGAGCAGTAGCAGAGACATAACATCACTATCCTTAACAGGACGTAGGTCAAACAGCATGAAACTGGCCTGATGTATGTATAGTATTGCTAAAATGAGTAGGCTCTGGTGAACCATTACAACCTACATAACAATAGAATTGGTTTGGTTCGGTTCTATATGTTTGCGTTATTACAGTCTAGTGTAAAAGGGTACCGCGTAACCGCCCTAACAGAAATGTTGCTTTAACCAAAGTGTGGTAGAGGTCTGTGTCAAGACAACCATTTATCTTAGCCCCTAAACGGGGCTAAGTGTGGATAGTTAATCTATGTCAAGCTGAAGTTAAAAATATTAAAGTTATTACTTACATTATGTAAACCATTTGTTATCGTTTGAAATATAAAAATGAATGAGTAGAGCAAAGCGATACGATATTCAAGGACGAAGTATTCGTCCTATAGCTGATTCTTAACAATGTTAATGAGTACTTCTGACTAACGCATCTGATTAGCAATACCCTTTTTACCGTACATTGTGTCTAACTTTTCTTTGACAACTTCTGCCATGATTTTTCTATCAGTATACGGCATATCCCAAACAACTTGTATTGGGTTACTACTCCACACACTTAAATTGCATATGTCTTGGGTTAGGGCTCTTGCGTCAGTTTCAAAACTTTCGATATACTTTGTAATCTTATTTGAATCAGTTCCTAGACTCAAGAGCCTACGGAAAAAAAACTTGTTGGATCGAATAGCATATCTGTTTTATAAGTTTCTCCGCAATAATCACATTTTGCAGATACTTCTCTAATAATTCCAAATTCTTGGAATTGTTTTAGTTCTTCTTCTAGTCTATCAACAGAACTTCTATCTAAATTTCCTAGCCAGTCTGCAATAAATTTTACTTCTGTTATCTCTTGTGGTTCACCGTCACCGGAACCAGGAATAACAACTTTTTGAATTGCACCAATCATTAAATCATGACTTAGGTCAACTAATTGTGCAAAACCTGTATTTGCAATTTCTGTTTGTTTTTCTACTGGCTCTTCACGTTGTTCACTTGCTTGTAATGCTCTCATTGAATCAAATTGCATTCTTAGTAAACGTGATTGATCTTTTAGATTGTATGGTCTTAAATGTACTTCTAAGTTATTTGCAAGTTTTACAACTCCTAATTTATCTGGAATTGGCTTTAATGTGCCAATTATCTGCCCTAAACTTACATTTATTGTTTGAGACTTACCATCTGACTCGTTACAGCCGTGGCTAATATCCATTGGCATGTCATCTCCATAACTTGCCATTTTAATAGCAACTAAAATCATATCAACATCTGCGGACGGAATTTCGTCAACATCTACAATGTCTGGACAAGAACTTTTGATTACACCCCTCATAGCTTCACCATTAAATAAAGCATCAGGATTTTTAAGGCGTAATTCGTCTTTTGCAGTCATTGGATATATTGCAAGTTCCCCGCTATCAGTTAATTTTGGTGGCTGTTTATAGTATCTTCCACTAGAAGGAAGAGTAATATACGTTCCGGGTTGCCTGAAATAATCCGATAAAGGGTTAGCAGTTTGTCCGGAAAGTGGGTTTTTATTATCCATGTAGTTAATCCTATCAGGTAAATAGGCTTATAGAAACCTATATTTGTAATTATACTTATATTCGGTTATAAAGTACAAAGGTCCAAAAGGTAATATGGAAGAAGAATTAAGAGAAGCAATTGGTAAACTAACCGATCAAATTTCTAATATGAATAGACAAACAGGCTCAAGACCTGGTGGAAGTAGTCGTGGATCTACAGCGCCTAGAGCTGATGCTACTGCTTCAGCAATGGATAAACTAAAAGAAGGGGTCCAAGGAACAACTTCTAGTTTAAAGAAAACTGCTGAATCAAACGAAAAACTTATACAAACATCTAAAAAACTTACTTGGGAGCAAAAAGCACAAGTAAGAGGATTACAAAACTTTGGTAAAGGATTACTTGACGGAAGTAAAAAAGGACAAGATTCTTTAAATCAGTTATCCGGAGCTCTATCAAATAGCACAGGAAAAGTTACTAAAGTACTTGGCGCCTTTGCCGCTGGTTTAGGTTTTGCATGGGGAACATTAGAAAATTTTGCAGATGCCGCTAGATCTGCAAGTGGAGCATTAAACTTAGGAGCAGTTAGTGTTGGCTTAATGCAATCACAAAGTATGATGTCAGGACTTGGTAAAGAGTTTGCAACTGTTATCAATGAAAGTGGCGGTGGTTTTAAACTACTAGGAGAAACAACAGAAGACGCAGTTAAAAACTTATCTCAAATGTCAAGAGCAGTTAGAAACGGTTCTTCTATGATGGGCAACCTTACAAAAGAATTTGGTGTGTCAGCAAAGGCAGTTGACGAAACTGCAAAGCTAACCGCACAATTAGGACTTACAGAAAAAGATAGTGCCCAATTAATGGCTCAGAGTTTAGATGTTGCAAGAAGGTCTGGTGCTACACAAGAAACAGCAATGCAAGTAGCAATTAAAAGTTATGCTCAGACAGCTAAAACAGCAAGAGGATTAAGTGATCAATTTGGTGTTAGTGCCAAACAAATTATGCAGGCTTCAATGGCTTTTCAAAAGTCTATTGCAGGACAAAGAGCCGCTATGCTTGGAGTAGGAACAGATGCTACTGAAATACAAGGTGTAATGGGTCAAATGCTTGGTAACCTAAGCCAAGACCAAAGAGATAGAGCATCAGCCGCAATGGCCGCAGGAGAAATTGGACAAGCCATTGCTATTGCAACTGAAGGCAAATCTGGAGCAGAAGCCGCCGCAACTGCTGACATGGTAAGAATGATATCTGAAGCAAACACTGGAAAAGGTGACGGTACAGTTTTACAAGCTCTTAAAGGTATGGAAAATGCTTCCATGACACAATTTGCAAGTAGTAGAAACTTTAGAGATCAAAATATGAATGCCGCGGCTGGTATCGGACAAGCATTTAAACGATTAACTGATGATGCAAATAAGTCCGGCGAAGATGCTAAGACAAATGCAGAAGAAGGTCAAACTACAGAAGCAAAAAACATCAAGTCTCTTACACAAATGTCAACTGCCGTTGATTATGCTAAAGGTACATTTTGGAGTATAGTAGCAGGAGGAGTTGGATTATTAGGATCATTTGTATCATTAGCGGCCGCAGGTAGTGCCGCCGCAATAGCAATGGGAGGCGGAGGCTTATCAGGAGTACTTGGTGGATTTAGCAAAGCCCTTAACAAAGTAACATCTGGTGCAATGGGATCAGTTGGTAAAGTAGGCGGAGCAGTAGCAAGTGCCGGCGGAGGAATGCTTAGTAAAGCAAAAGGATTTTTAGGAATCGGAGCTGGAGGAGTTTCTGCTACTCAATCTGCTCCTGGTATTCCTAGTACTAAAGGAATGCAAAATGCTCTTGGTGAAGTTAAAAGTTTAGGAAAAATGATACAAGATACTTTATCAGGTATAGGAAATGGAATTGCAAAATTAGCAAGAGGTATAGGTAGCTCATTATCATCTATTGGAACAGGAATTGCAAAGTTAGCAAAAGGAATTGGTAGATCTTTATCATCACTTGGTAAAGGTATTGGAGACTTAGGAGAAGGACTTGGTAGAGGAATTGGAAAACTAGTTGAAAGTTCTTTAAAAGGAATTGGCAAAGGACTTGCCGCAGTATCTAATCCAAAATACTTAATTGGAGCCGCAGTATTAGCCGCAACAGGTGGTGCAATGTGGGTTGCTGGAAAAGCATTCCAACAGTTTGCAAATATTAATTGGGGCGGAGTAGTAGCTGGAGGTATTGCATTAGCAGTAGTAACAGCAGGAGCCGCGGCCATTGGAGCATCTGGTATGGTTGCACCTATTTTACTTGGAGCCGTAGCAATTGGAGCTCTTGGAGCCGCACTAATACCATTTAGCTATGCCGCTAAACTTGCAGGCGAAGGAATGGTAGACTTAGGTAGAGGGTTAAGAATAATTGGAGATGTTCCAATTCCAACGTTACTTGCTATAGGTCCTGCATTAGCATTAATGGGAGTAGGTTTAGCCGCACTTTCAGCCGCTGGTGCAATGAGTTCTCTTTTAGGAGCATTCCAAGATGAAGGACCAATTGATAAAATTGTAAAAATTGCTAAAGCCGCTCCTGGTGTTAACTTGATGGCTAAGTCTTTAAGAACATTTGGAATGAACATAATGGTCTTTAATAAAGGACTTGAAGGTTTAAGTGAAACAGCATTAGATGGATTAGAAGATTTCAACGATGCCGCAAGTAATATATCACAGTCTTCTGTAACTGCAATGGCAGATTTAGCAGTAGCAACATCTTTACTTGGATTTAATATACAAGATATAGATTGGAATAAGTTAGTTTTACCAGTAGACATTGGTGAAAGATACCATAATTTAGCAGAAGGAATGTTAGCAACCGCTGTAGCAATGGAACAAATGCCTAAACCAGGTATGTGGGACACTCTTGTTGCAGGTGTAGGTAATTTATTTGGGGTTAACGGAGGTAATCAAGGTAGTTTAACAGAATCAGTACAATCAGAAAAAACTACAACTACAACATATAGTGATGGGTCAGTTGATACGCAATCAGAAATTGTTACAGTTCTTAAATCAATTGACGGGCAAATGGGCAAAGTTACACAGAATACAAAGAAAGAAGTTTCGGTTGTTGCTCCTCGCTTTGGTAGTTAAGTATTAATATAAAAAGGTAAGTAATAGTATGGCATCATGGAAAAAACATTTTAAGATATGGGATCCGCAGGCAGAACAAACCAATAATGGTCCTAGACAGCAAGGAGGAAGTACCTCTAAGTTTGCTAGTTGGCTACAAGACGTATACACTGGACAACCAAACAGAGTAGAACGTTATAGCCAATACGATCAAATGGACCAAGATTCGGAAGTTAATGCCGCATTAGATACAATATCAGAGTTTTGTACACAAGAAGATCCAATAACACATCTTCCTTTTGCTTTAAGATGGTCTTCAGATCCAACACCAAGTGAAAGTCAAGCTATTAGTGAAACACTTAAGAAATGGTGTAGCATTAATGGATTTGATCAGAAGCTATTTAGAACTTTTAGAAGTGCTATTAAGTTTGGAGATCACTTCTTTTTGCGTGATCCAGAAACATTTGAATTATATTGGGTAAACCCAGGTGATGTTAAAAGAGCAGTAATTAACGAAGCTGAAGGACGTAAGGTTGAGCAGTATGTTATTAGTAATTTGCATCCTAACTTAGGAGCAAAGGTAGCAACCAAACCAATCGAAAGTGTACAATCAATGGCCAATGCTGTACAAGCAGGACCAAACAATCAGTATAATGTTTCAAATAGTGCTTATAAAAGTGGTAATACAGGAACTGAAGTTACAATTGATGCAAAAGATATAATGCATATTAGTTTAAGCGAAGGGTTAGATGCAAACTGGCCTTTTGGAGCAAGTATACTCGATAGTGTTTTTAAAATTTATAAACAAAAAGAGTTATTAGAAGACGCAATTATCATTTATCGTGTACAAAGAGCACCAGAACGTAGAGTGTTTTACATTGATACAGGTAATTTACCTAGTCACCAAGCAATGGGATTTCTTGAAAGAGTTAAAAATGAAATACACCAAAGACGTATTCCAACTAGATCAGGTGGTGGTACTGCCCTAGATGCAAGTTACAATCCTTTAAGTATTATGGAAGACTTTTTCTTTGCTCAATCAGCTGATGGTAGAGGTAGTAAAGTTGAAGTATTACCAGGAGGAACTAACTTAGGTGAGATAGATGATTTAAAATTCTTTTCAAATAAATTGATGAGAGGCTTAAGAATTCCAAGTAGTTATATGCCTACTGGACCAGATGATAGTGCTATACAATTAACTGACGGTCGTGTAGGAACAGCATTAATCCAAGAGTATCGTTTTAACAGATATTGTCAAAGACTTCAAGGATTAATTATGCCTATGCTATCCAAAGAGTTTAAGACGTTTGTAAAACATAGAGGTATTAACGTAGATACATCATCATTTGAAATTGATATGTTGGAACCTCAGAACTTTAGTGATTATAGACAAATTGAAGTTAATAATGCTAGAGCTTCTGTGTTCACGCAATTAGCAGAAGTACCTTATATGAGTCATAGATTTAAATTACAAAAATTCTTAGGACTAACTGATGCAGAATTACTTGAAAATGAGAAACTTTGGTTAGAAGAAAATAAAGCACCAACACCTACAGAAGCTGACGAACAAGCTGGGTTTGGTGATATTGGTGGAGGAGCCGGTGGAGGCGGATTAAGTGACGGCGATATGGACTTTGCCGACGATTTAGAGACTGCAGAACCAGCACCAGACGAGGGTGGCGAATCTGCACCCACAGAACCAGAAGCATAAAAGGAATAAGTAAAGTTATGAGATTTAATGACTTAACAAGAATACAAGACGAAATTGAAGAAGAAATCGATCCTGATGTAGCATTCTATTCCGATATGCGTAGACACCGTATGACTTTAGAGCATGTTAATAGATTGCGTAAACTTCGTGAATTAAGAAAATACGAGCAAAAAACTAGGTTAGAAGCAATTACCAAAATGTATGCTCGACCCCCTGCTGTTTAACAGTATTCTTTTAAAATATTAAATTTTTATTAAATTTTACCCGTTTTGCGGAAATTGTGCCAAAAAGTACAGTTTTTACCGCATAACTCCTGTTTTTCCGTGCGTCATTAGTAAGTAGTTATTGGTGAATACCCGCCTTTCGCGATAAGGAGAAAAAGAATATGACAACAGTACTTGAACAGGCACTTGAGCACCTCTTAAATAAAGAAGAGGAAAAAGCAAGTAGTCTTTTACATGATTACTATGTTGGTATTGGACGTAAAGTCTATGAAGATATTATGTCCGACGATACTAATTTAGAAGAAGAAATCGAAGATATTGATGCCGCAGTTGAAGAAGTTGAGTCTGACTTGACTGAAGAGGGTGACGATATTGAGGCAGAGATGGATGCTATTGATGCAGACGCAGATGCCGAAGAAATTGCAACAGATATGGATGCTGAAGAAGCTCCTGTATCATCTGATGCCGCTGACGTTGCAGATGCAATGGTTGATGTTGAATCAGCATTAGCTAACCTAAAAGCAGAATTTGAAGAAATGCTTACAGGTGGTGATGCAGAAGCACCAGCAGAAGAAGAAATGGAAGAAATGCCAGCAGAGGCAGTCCAATTAGAAGGTGAAAAGTCTGATGCAGAAGCAGTTGAAGAAGCTGAAGAAGTTGAAGAAAGCGCCGACGAACAGATTGACGAAGCCGCAGAACTCAAGTTAGCACAGAAGCCAGATTTGGCAGATCATGCAGATAATAAAAAGAGCCCAGTCGCAGGTAAAAACGACATGGGTGGTAAAGCAGTTAACATGGCAGGTGGATCTGCAGAAGGTGTAGCATCTGGTACAAAGCCAGAAAAAGCTCCAGCTTCACAGGAACTACCACATGGAACTACTGAGCCAAACATGAGCCAAGTAAAGGGTTAATAAGATGAACTTACAGCCATTAACAGAAAGATTGTCATTCGACCAAGCGAATCTCGTTGTCGAAATGGCAGAGAATCAGGATGGTGGTAAGGATCTCTACATGAAAGGGATTTTCATTCAAGGTGATAAAAAGAATCATAACGAGAGAGTTTATCCAGCAGATGAAATTGCCCGGGCAGTAGAGAGCATTAGTCAACGACTAGCAGATGGCTTTTCAGTATTAGGCGAAGCAGATCATCCAGATGACTTACAGGTTAACATCGACCGAGTTAGTCATATGGTTACTGAAATGTGGATGCAAGGTTCCGATGGATATGGAAAACTAAGAATTATTCCAACTCCAATGGGGAACATTATTAAAACATTACTAGAAAGCAAAGTAAAATTAGGAGTAAGTTCAAGAGGATCAGGAAATGTAGGCGGAGGCGGAAATGTTTCAGATTTTGAAATTGTTACTGTTGATGTAGTAGCACAACCTAGTGCCCCTGATGCTTATCCAACTCCAATTTATGAAAGAGTTATGCTAGACAAAAGACGAGCCGCTCTTATGGATGTAGCCCAAGCGATGACTTACGATAAGTCCGCACAAAAGCACCTTGAATATGAGGTACTTAGATTCCTTGAGAATCTTAAAAAAGTCTGAGGAGACAAATTATGAGTAATGAAAACTTTACAGATTTGCTCGGCTCTGTAGTATTATCTGAAGAGGTGCGTGAGAATATCAACGCCGCTTGGGATCAAAAACAGATTGAAACTCGTGAAGAAGTAACAGCAGAACTCCGTGAGGAATTTGCTACACGATATGAGCATGATAAAGGTCAACTCGTTGAAGCAATGGATAAATTGATTCAAGATACCATTTCTGGTGCTAGTAACGAGTTCAAAAAACTACACGAAGATACAGAGAACACTCGTGTAAAATATGCTACTAAGATGAGTGAAGACGCAAAACTTCTACAAAAATTTGTTATGGAAACATTAGCAAAAGAAGTTGGCGAATTAAAAGCTGATCGAGCCGCACAAAAAGAAAATTTTAAAGGCTTAGAAGAATTTGCCCTACGCAAATTAACTAATGAGCTTTCAGAGTTACACGAAGATCATAAAAAATTAGTTGAAGCCCGTGTTAAACTAATTTCAGAAGGTCGTATTGCTATCGAAGAAGCAAGATCACAATTTATTAAGAAAGCAAGTGAAAAGGTTAATAGCCTTGTTGTTGAGTCTTTCAAGAGTGAATTGTCCTCGCTTAAAACAGATATCCGTGAAGCAAAAGAAAACAACTTTGGACGTAAAATTATGGAGGCTTTTGCCGCTGAATTTATGTCAAGTAAGTTTGCAGACGGAACAGCAGTAAGTGAACTTAATACAAAAATTACTGAGATGGAAGTAAAATTAGCAGAAGCAAATAAAGCTATTGCTGACAAAGAACATCTCATCACCGAATCCAGTCGTTTACAGCGCCTAGCGGAAGACAAAATGACTAGAAGTCGGATTATGCAAGAACTAAATGCTCCGTTGTCAAAAGACAAAAGAGTTATTATGGATGAATTATTAGAGACAACTCCAACAAGTAAACTCAATGAAGCATTCCAGAAGTACTTGCCATCAGTTCTTAACGAAGAGGTCCGTAGAGACAAGAAAGTTATCGTTGAGGGTCAGCAATCACAGAAGACTGTGGTTACGGGTAATAAACCAGCAATTAAAGAAGAAGAGCCGGCTGAAGTTGATTCAACCATCTCTGAACTTCGTAAGTTAGCTGGTCTTTAAAGAAGGAGACATTTAAAATGTCAGAAGCTCTTTTTGAAGCTAAAAATTGGTCCGCAACTAAAGACGCCCTAACGGAAGGTCTTAACGGACAACGTAAATCTACTATGGAAGTTTGCTTAGAAAATACTAAAAAGTATTTGGCTGAGACAGCTACCACTGGTGCAACAGCATCTGGAAACGTAGCAGTACTTAACAAAGTAATTCTACCAGTTATCAGACGTGTTATGCCAACAACCATCGCTAACGAATTAGTCGGTGTTCAGCCTATGCAAGGCCCTGTTTCTCAGATTCATACACTTCGTGTACGTTATGCTGAGGCCGCCGCCGCTTCTTCAAACGAAGACGGTGTAGTTGGTGCAGAGGTTGTTGCTGGTGATGAAGCATTATCACCATTTGCTATTGCTAACCAGTACTCAGGTGGTTCTGACGGTAAAGCAGATGCAACTGCTACTTTAGAAGGTACCGGTGGAAACAAAATGTCCATCCAGATCCTCAAAGAAACTGTAGAAGCTAAATCCAGAAAGCTATCAGCTCGTTGGACATTTGAAGCCGCACAAGACGCACAAGCCATTCATGGTGTTGACGTTGAAGCGGAAATTATGGCCGCACTTGCTCAAGAAATTACTGCTGAAATTGACCAGGAAGTTATCCAGTCTCTTACAGCACTTTCCGGAACTGCATTTGGTACATATGACCAAGCCGCAGTTAGTGGTACAGCCAACTTCGTAGGTGACGAGCATGCCGCATTAGCAGTTCTTATTAATAGAGCCGCTAACGATATCGCTTCTCGTACAAGACGTGGTGCAGGTAACTATATTGTTGTAAGCCCAACAGCTTTAACAATTCTACAATCTGCTACAACTTCAGCATTCGCAAGAACAACTGAAGGAACATTTGAAGCACCAACAAATACTAAGTTTGTTGGAACACTTAACAGCTCAGTAAGAGTATACGTTAACCACTACAGTGGTGACGCCGCTCCTGTATTGATCGGTTATAAAGGTGCAAATGAAATGGATGCTCCGGCATTCTATTGCCCATACATTCCGTTGATGAGCTCAGGTGTTGTATTAGATCCTAACACATTCGAGCCAACTGTCAGCTTTATGACACGTTACGGATATGTTGAGTTATCTAACTCCGCTTCATCTCTTGGTAACGCGGCTGATTACGTTAATAATATCGCAATCACAAGCGGAAACCTTTCTTTCATCTAAGTCTTGTAGACTAAGCGAAGAAAAAATTTTAAGCAGGGCTAGTTTTACTAGCTCTGCTTTTTCTTTGATAAGTACTCGTATGTTAGCATCTATGAAAGACAGACTGTCCAGAGCAAAAATTTGTCATGAATGTGAGTACTATACAAGATTTACAAAGCAATGTAAAGAATGTGGATGCCTAATTAATTTAAAAATATCATTCTCACAAACATCTTGTCCGATTGGCAAATGGAAATCCGTTGAAAGTAATAGTCATAAAAATATAATTAGAAATTTTATCTCTTAAAAAATTTACTTAAACGGTAAATAGCATGAAGAACTATAGGAGATTTATTATGCCTAAATTAAGCACATATGACGATAGTGGATACGATACATCTATTAGCATTAAAAGTAAAAGTAAGTTAGCAAAAAGTGATAGCCTAGCAATGGTTGCAGGTGATAACAGAAACGTTGTAATAGATGTTGGTGCAAGTCGTGCGGCTACAGACAACGCCGCCGCAGTTACTACCGCTGGAGGTGCAGAAACAACTATGAAAAATACCAATGAAAATTGGGTAAACAGTAAATGGCGACCTATGATGGGTTGGGTTTACATGGGAACATGTATTTTTGATTTTATATTAGCACCAATTGGATGGGGAATATTACAGACATTAGGATCAGGTTCCGGAGGACAAGTAGCGGTACAATGGTCTCCACTAACATTACAAGGAGCCGGCCTTTACCATGTTGCAATGGGCGCCGTGATTGGTGTAACAGCCTTTGGTAGAACCAAAGAAAAAACACAAAAGAACGAATCAGCCTTAGGAAAACTAAAGTAAGATGGCAATCAAAACTAATCAAACCACGGACACACTAACTCCGAGTACAGGTACTATAATAGTAAACTCTACCGGAGCATTAGAAGTACCTACAGGTAATACACTACAAAGACCAGTAACACCTGGAGCTGGTGCCTTACGTTTTGATTCTAATTCATCAACATTAGATATATTTGACGGAGCGGCCTGGAGTGCATTGGTTTCTTTATCATATGTTGATACTACTGCTACAAACCTACAGTCACAAATTGATAATATTGTTAGTAATCTTGATCCAGCAACATTAGATTCTTTAACAGAAATTGTTGCCGCCTTTCAAAGTGAAGATAACACATTACTTTCTTTAATTAATACTGCTAATACAAATATTACTCAATTACAATCAGACTTAACACAAGAAATTAGTAATAGACAGTTTGCAGATACTTTAGCAACTAACGCAAGAGCCGCAGAAGTTACTAATAGGACCAATGCTGATACATTATTACAAACTAATATTACAGCAGAAGAAACTGCTCGTATAGCACAAGATAATGCAATAGCACTAGATATTCAACAAGAAACAGCAGACAGACAAACTGCTATATCAACTTTAGATACTGCAATTACTAATGAAGAGACTGCCCGTATAGCGTCCGATGCAACTCATACCGCTAACATTACGGCACTATCCGGAGATATAAATCAAGAAATACTAGATAGGCAAAATGCAATTACTACTGAAGCCAATGCTCGTATTGCCGGCGATGCCGCAAACGGTGCTGACATTAGCACATTAACAACAAATTTAGCAACAGAAGTAACAGACAGGACAAATGCTGATACGGCTTTACAAAATAGTATTAATAGTAATAGCCTAAGTATATTACAAGAAATACAAGACAGAGGCGCCGCCGATACATTATTACAAACTAATATTGATACAGAAATAATTGATAGAACAAATGCCGATACAACCTTACAAACTAATATTGATACAGAAGAAACAGATAGAATAGCCGCTGATGCAGTATTACAAACAAATATTGATAGTAACGGTTTAAGTATATTACAAGAAATACAAGATAGAGGTGCCGCTGATACTGTATTACAAACTAATATTGATACAGAAGAAACTGCTCGTATTGCAGGAGATGCAGGATTACAAACAACTATTGATAATCTAGCATTAGACGATCTAACTGATGTAACTAATACATCTCCAACTGATGGTCAGCTATTTGCTTATGACGGAACACTTGGCGATTATAGACCACAGACAGTAGCACTTGCTCCTGTTAATAAAAATTATGTTGGTGACGGAACAACTTTACAATTTGATTTAGGACAAGATGTTCCAAGTCCAAACAATCTTGTGGTTGTAGTTGACGGAATTGCACAGAAGCCTTTGTATAGTTATGTTGTTACTAATGGTGACAAACTAGTATTTGACGAAGCACCTGAAAGCGGATCTATAATTGAAGTAAGAATACTAGTTGGACAACTTACAACAGATAGACCAAGACCTAAAATTTCAAATATTGCATATTCAGAAACTGCCGCACCAGTGTTTAACCTTATTACATTTAATGTAACTGAAATGACATACGGTATGGGTGCTAAGATAGGAGATGTTCCTATTGCACATATTGAATATCCAACCGCTGGATCTATGCAATTAAAAACTGCTGAAACGTTTACAGGCAACCAATCTATAACGTTAATTGATAACAGCGGAAACGAATTTGTCTTTGAGGATGCGTTTGCTGAACCTGACGGAACATCCAACCCTCTCTGGACAGATGCAACAAAATTTATTGGCACTTTTAGTAGTGGAGACACTATTAATTTTCCAATAGGAGTAAATAGCACGTCAACATTGACACTGGGAGCAACATCGGCCCAGGAAACCACACCGACTTGGTTGTCGATTAGTGGTTTAACTCTTGTAGGAACTGCACCAACATTGAGCAGTCCTTGCAGATACGAGTTTCAGATAATTGCAACTATAGGCAGTAAGAGCATATCTCGTAACTACTGGCTTGTTGTAATTTAAAAACCCATCATATAACGGAAAAAATTTTCCTATACTTTCCTGGTTAAGGCCCTTTAAAACCTAAACATGATTTATTTTAAATAATTTAAATCTAAGCAATAATATAATGGCACATGAGTGTCATTTCTTAACAATAAGGAAAAGAAAAACATGCCTTTAATTAAAGCACGTTCGAGTTCGTTGATTAACTCGATTGATTTAAGAGGTACTCCGACAGCCCCAACTGCCGCCGCTGGAACAGCTACTACTCAGCTCGCGTCAACTGGCTTCGTGACAACAGAGATTACAAACTTAATTGATTCCGCACCTGCTCTTCTAGATACATTAGACGAACTAGCCGCGGCGATTGGTGATGACGCTAGTTTCTCTACCACGATGACAACTGCCTTAGCGGAGAAGGTTGCATTAGCAGGTGGAACAATGACTGGAGCATTAGTACTTTCAGGTGCACCAGCCGCTGATCTTGAAGCCGCAACCAAAAAATATGTCGACGACGGCCTATTAGCTCAGTTAATTTCTTCTACAGATGATGTTCCTGAAGGTACAAACAACCTTTATTACACAACTGCAAGAGTTAGAGGAGCAATTACATTAACAACAGACAATACTTCAGTATTAGATTACGATAGTGCAACTGGTGTTATTACATATGCCCATCCTACAACAGACGGTATATTAGAAGGTTCTAACCTTTATTATACTGATACTCGTGCTAGGAGTGCAGTTTCATTAACTTCAGACGATACTACTATTTTATCATATAGTGCTATCACTGGAGCATTTACTTATAATAAAGTAGATACAGACAATGTTGCAGAAGGTGCAGTAAACCTTTATTTTACTACAACAAGAGCAAGAGAAAGTATTAGTGCTGGTACTAATATTAGCTATAACTCAGGAACTGGTGTTATTTCATCAGATGCCGCGGTTATTAGTGTTAATGGAGCCGATGGTGTTGTTGTTATAGGAACTGATGATGTAGATGAAGGTACAAGTAACCTCTATTACACAGATACTAGAGCAAGAAATGCTATTACCTTAACAAGTTCTGATACAAATACACTATCTTATAGTGCTGGAACTGGTGCATTTACATATACAAAACCAGATTCAGATGGTATTGCAGAAGGTACAGTTAATTTATACTTCACTGATGCTAGAGCAAGAGCCGCTATTAGTGCAACTGGTGATGTAGCTTATAACTCTACAACTGGTGAAATTACATTTAATATGTCTGACCATGATACTGATGATTTAGCTGAAGGTGCAACTAACTTGTACTACACAGATGCTAGAGCAAGAAGTTCAATTTCTGCTGGTGGTGACTTAGCATATAACTCTACAACTGGTGTTATGTCCTACTCAACTCCAACAACAGATGGTATCACAGAAGGTGTATTAAATCTTTACTACACAGATGCTAGAGCAAGAGCTTCTATTAGTAAAAGTGGTGATTTAACATATGATGCCGGAACTGGTACTATGGGTTATGTAACTCCAGATTCCGACGGAATTGTAGAAGGTGCAGTAAACCTTTACTACACAGATGCTAGAGCAAGAGCTTCTTTAGTTAAAAGTGGTGATATAACATATGATTCTGGAACTGGTACTATTGGTTTTGCATTAGCAGATCATTCAACTACTGATTTATCTGAAGGTTCTAACCTTTATTATACAGATGCAAGAGCAAGAGCCGCTATTTCAGTTTCTGGAACAGCATTAACATATAACGCCACAACTGGTGTTCTTGGTACTAACGCATTAGTTTCAAGTGTTAATACTAAGACAGGTGCTGTTACTCTTACTACTGATGATATTGGTGAAGGTACAACTAACCTTTATTACACAGATGGTAGAGCAAGATCTGCTGTTTCACTAACTTCAGACGATACTACTGTTATGTCTTATGCTAGTGGGTCTGGTGTGTTTACATATGCCAAGCCTAACACAGATAAGATTGCAGAAGGTTCTGTTAACTTATACTTTACTGATGCTAGAGTAAGAGCCGCTATTTCTGAAGGAACAGGTGTAACAATTACAGCCGGAGAAATTGCTATTGGACAGGCTGTTGGTGTTACAGACAACGTAACTTTTGGTGACGTTGTTGTTAATGGTGACTTTACTGTTAACGGTACAACAACTACAGTTAATACAGCAACATTAGATGTTGAAGATATTAACATCACAGTAGCTTCGGGTGCCGCAACTGCCGCCGCCGCTGATGGCGCTGGTCTAACAGTAGCAGGTGCCGCGGCAACAATCTTGTATGCTTCGGGTACTGACACTTGGGACTTTAACAAAACTGTTAAAGGAACATTTGAAGGTGGTTTAACTGGTGATGTTGTTGGTGACTTAACTGGTGATGTAACTGGTACAGTTTCAGACATTAGTAATCACGACACAGATGCATTAGCTGAAGGTGCCGCTAACTTCTACTTTACAGATGCTAGAGCAAGAGCCGCTATTTCTGTAAACTCAACTGAACTAGCATATGATAGTGCAACTGGTATTATTACATATACACAAGGTAATACTGATGGTGTAGCTGAAGGTACAAATAACTTGTACTACACAGATACTAGAGTAAGAAGTGCTATTTCTGTATCAGGTAACATGACTTATAATTCTACAACAGGAGTTATTGGTTTTGCATTAGCAGATCATACAACAACTGACTTAGCTGAAGGGTCTAATCTTTACTATACAGATGTTAGAGCAAGAGCCGCTATTAGTAAAGGTGGTGATTTAGCATATGATAGTGCAACTGGTCAAATGTCTTATACAACTCCAGATACTGACGGAATTGTAGAAGGTACAAATAACTTGTACTACACAGATGCTCGTGTTAGAGCCGCAATTAGCGGATCTGGCGACATTGTTTATGATAGTGCGACAGGTGACTTTGCCTACTCAACTCCAACTACAGACGGAGTTACAGAAGGTACAACTAACTTGTATTTCACCAATGCAAGAGCAAGACTAGCAGTAAGTGCAACTGGTGATTTAGCATATGATAGTGCAACTGGTATCATTAATTTTGCAATGTCAGATCACGATACAGATGATCTTGCTGAAGGTACAATTAATCAGTACTACACTGATGCAAGAGTACACGCCGCAATTTCGTTAACATCAGACGATCAAGATATTATGTCTTATGATAATGCTGGAGGATTTACATTCTCTATCGGATCCATGGATACTGATGATGTTACAGAAGGTGTATCAAATCTATACTTTACTACAACAAGAGCAAGAGCTTCTGTAAGTGCTGGTTCTAACATTAACTATGATAGTGCAACTGGTGTTATTTCAACAGATGCCGCAGTACATAGTGTTAATGGAGCAACCGGTGTTGTTGTTATCGGAACTGATGATGTAGACGAAGGCTCAAGTAATCTTTATTATACTGATGCAAGAGCTCAAGCCGCAATTACAATGGTTTCTGATGATACTTCAATTTTAAGTTATACAGCAGGTACAGGTACAATATCTTATACAACTCCAGATACTGATGCTATTACTGAAGGTGCTGTAAACCAATACTTTACCAACGCAAGAGCTGATGCTCGTATTGCCGCGGCAAGTATTAATGACTTATCTGATGTTGATACAACAGGTGCCGCTGATGGTTTTGCCCTTATTTGGGACGCCGCAAATCAGAAGTATGTAACTAACGACTTGTCAACAACAACAACTGCCGCTAACTTTACTGCTAACGGTACAGATACAGACTTTGTTTTAACTAGTGTTGTAGTTGAATCAATTGAAAATACTACAGTATTCATTAACGGTATTTTCCAAGCACCAACATATTCATATACTATTTCAAATGATGGTACAGATACAACTATCGCATTTGATGCCGCTCCAGAAGCTAACGACATTATTACTGTTCGTTATATTACTGGTGGTACATTAAATAGTTCTGGATTGATTAACGAAGACTCAACAATTGATGGTGGTACTTATTAATCATTAATTAGAGTTAGATTTATTGAATAAGGGGCTTTAAGCCCCTTATTCTTTGACAAATTAATCGCCGAAAGACATAAATACCTTGTAAACTGATAAACATATCAAAAAGGATAAATGCATGCCGCTTTTTAGAGGTCAACTAAAGCATATACGGGGTCTTACGGACTATAAAGATAGTGTTCTTGTAGCCTCTACAAATAATGTTGGAATAACTTCAACTATATCTTCTGTTGATGGTGTTACCTTGTCGTCTGGCGATAGAATACTATTGACAGGGCAAACAGCAACAAGTGAAAATGGAATTTATACAAGCCAAACAGATGGAACAATAGCAAGGGCATTTGATGCAGATAGTACTGAAGAATTCTCATCTGGAATGACTGTTTATGTTGAGCAGGGAACAAGTAATAGTAAAAGTACTTGGCTCTTAACAACAACAGGAGAAATTGTTTTAGGTACACATTCTCTTCAGTTTCAAAAACAATCACAAATACATGATTCCCTTGAAGGAACATACGGAGGTGCTACTAAATCTCTAACATTAGGAGTACAAAAAAATGGTGTTATTACTACTGTAACTGAAAATACATTAGATTCAGACAATGTCAATGAAGGCTCGTCTAATCTGTATCATACAACTGCCAGGGCTAGAGCTTCTATATCTGCCGCAGGAACTAATTTAAGTTATAATACTAATAATGGTGTTATGTCTTTTAGTTCTGCAAGTTTAACACCTGGTACTGGAATATCTGGAAGTAATTTTGATACATCAACAAACAGAACATTTGAGATTGATACTTCGGTAGTGCCAACGTTAAGTTCTGGTGTTTCTGTTTTTACAAATGATGCTGGTTATATTACAGATTATACAGTTACAGAGTCAGATGTAACAACTCACCAAGCGGCTTTAAGTATTACAGAAAGCCAAATTAGTGATTTATCAAGTTATATTACAGCTAGTTCAACTGACACGTTAACTAATAAATCAGGAAACGTATCTATGTTTACAAATGATGCTGGATACTTAACATCAACTAGTACTGCCGCCCGTGCCAGCGAGGTGTATGTTGACGAAAGTGAAGATGATAATACCAATTATAATGTAGCATTTCTAGATGTAGCAGGAGCTGGTAATGGTCACAAAGTTATGCAAGTAGACAACGGAGGATTAACATTTAATCCTTATACTAATACATTAACAGTACAAAGAATATCTTCTAATAGTAATTCAACTATGTCAACTCTTGTAGTTAGTACTTCGCTTACTAGTAATAATAATACCTATCTTTATGGTTCCAATACTTATTTAGGTAGTGATTCATCAGATAATATACATATCGCCGGTAGTGTTCAAACAGACGTTCTGCCTGCATTAGATGGTTCTCGTAGCTTAGGAGAAAGTGCCCATCGTTGGGACACAGTTTATACTGAAAAGATTGCTACCTCTAGTGGAAGTGTTACAATACCAGCAGTTACAGGAACCTTGTCTGTAGTTGATGCAACAGAAACCTTAGATAACAAGAGCATAGACGGTGGTTCTTTCTAAAAAATTTTAATTATTGGCTCTTAAAAAACACTCAAATAAAACAAATTGTATAAATAACTGCGGAACACAAAAGATGAG